ATCTGTTGCCATACATCATTATCAAACTCGTCTCTATATAAATCTATATAGAATCCATCTGCTGAAACATCGTAACCTATTGTTTTTAGTGTTTTAGCTTGCTTGGTTGTTAAAAAATTTGCCATCTTATTTTTATTTAATATATAACTAATAAAAAGTACGCTAATGCGCAAAATAATATGCAAAATATGAACTCAACAAGTTCAATCTGCGTTATAGGTTTTCTACTCATCTTTCAGACTTATTTCAAGTTTAACGCTCTGCATAACATCATCAGTATCAACCACTTGGACTGAAAATTCCCCTTCATAAGTAAAAAGAATATCAAAAACCTTCTCATTCAATTGGAACGTGTACCAAACCTTGTTGTAGTCTAAGTAATTAAACTCAACCTCTGCACGTTCTTCAATCTTATTAATTTTACCCGAAATTTTAGCTACCATACGAAATGGATTAACTCTTACCACTAGCCTCATAATTATTTGTTTATATCTGCCTCAAAATATACATCACTAACGCCATCCCTTACTATCACATAGTCTCCAATAACATTCTGTAACATCAAATCCTCTGCAATAGTATCTGCATAGCTATCGGGTAGTCTAAAACTTCTACAATCCTTTTTAATTACAACTCTATTAGAATCCCTTGAAATATCATTGTAATAGATATTTATCCAATCGGGGAGACATTTGTTCTCATTCGATAAGTTATGCCAATAGTAGTAACCCTCTTGGCTAGTATCAAAGATAAAACCTCCCATAATAAACTTATGAAACGAATTGCATTCGCCTTCTAAGAACGTCTGAAAATCAGGTGTTTTATTTTGGCGTAAATATTCTGCTTCATATTTAGCTTGTTGGTCGAATGTTAATAACTCGAAATAATCTTTTCTAAATCTCATATCATTGTTTGTTTAAGCAAGCCGACACATATTGCCGACTTGCTGTAATAAATACTACTCACCCTCTGCAATTTCCACCCAATAACCAATTCCTTGACTAGACTCATCAAACCTAAAACCGCTCTTTATGAATTGAGCCTTATCTCTAAACGACTCTTTTAAGTAATCAGAAATATCACCCCATTTTCTCCCTTTTTTAAAAGCATCTGTGAACTGACTCTTTTGTTCGGGCGTAAGTTTATCAAAAAAGTACTGCCCCTTTTTAAGTTCCGACACGGGAGTATCAAAACGTTTCCATACGTTCTGCCAATACTTTTTGCCTTCATTAGAATCCTCCCAAATGAAAGCCATTTTTAGAAAATCCTCCATATTGGAAATTAAAGAGTCTTCTTTAAAAAAATCACCAACTGCTCCCTTACCTTTATTAGCAATATTTTTAATGAACTTGCCCGCCTCCTCATCTGTTAACTCTGACAAAAAATCTTGCCTATCTCTTGAATCTAGGCTACCATTTTTTTCTTCTTGGCTACGCTCTTCCATATCGGACAATACGGCAAGCAATAACATTGTTTCAATCAAACTTTTTTTGGAATTTTTCATTGTATTTGAATTTATAGTTAAAAAAAATAATTTACTCTTCGTTATGGAAAAAAGAAATTATGCAATCATAATAACTTCTATCAAAATCATTAAAATAGGCTGACTCTCTGAACTTGTCCCAAAGTTTTAATATTTCAAAAAACATTAAATCATAAGCTGTGTGTAAATCAATCATCTTATAAACTTGCGCTAATTGAGAAAATAAGAAAAAATTATAAGTTTCGGGTAAGTTACGCCTACTATCTTTATTTAGGACAACATCCTTTCCGCTCTTAGTTATCATAGGAAACGTTCCGTAATAATTTTCAGACTTTACATAATCTAAAGTTCCGTTTACCGAAAGTTTTGTGCCATCAGATAACTCCATTTCTATTAATTTAAGCCCGTATGTTTGCTCATTAGCAGAATCTGTTTTTGAATATCCAACCTTTGAAATAGTCTTGTTTAACAAGAATTTTTCAACTTCTTTTGTAAAATAAGTTAATGCTTCCATATAGTTTTTTTTGTTTAAATTGATTAATTACTCCTAGATATTAAAAAAAATCTGTTGCTGTGGTAATATCCTACTAGAATATCGGGGAAATCACTTATGCCAATAGTTCTGTTACTAGAATAGTTGACTAAAAATAAATTCTGTGAATTATATCGAGATAATCCCCCACCCGAATCAGTAAAATCAACACATTTAACTATATCACCAACACTAATAACATTGCCTTGACAATCTTTTGTTTTGTATTTTTCCATTGGATTAATATGTTTAAATTGACTTACAAAGATAAAACAATACTATTACATAAGTCAAGTGTTTTAGTATATTTATTTTTGCTTATAACGTTATTTAGTGACAAAATTTTTGGCTTATCGTTTACCTCCCAAATTTGTTGATAGTGATTTTTCTTGCATAAAAATTTAGGCTTGTCTAAAAATAAATAAAAAGCTTCTGGCTTAGCTCCCAGTTTTGTTGATAGTGATTTTTTTGAAAAAAATTTAGCCGTGTCTAAAAAAAATATTGAACCTGAACCTGAACCTGAACCTGAACCTGAACCTGCACCTGCACCTGCACCTGCATTTGATTGCACAAAAAAAAGCCCTAACTAAATTAGCTAGGGCTTTGATTGTTATTGGTGAACTAGATGCACCACCACTTCAACTCCTCTAGTTCGCTCCATTCGGCTGTAGTCAAAGTAGTAACTTCTTTGCTGTTTAGATAGTCAAACCTCTTCTGCATACTATTGTCTGTCTTATAGTAGTCTTCGGTTGAATTATCATCTATGCTGTAATAACTCTCCCCATTAACTGCCTTAGGATAGTAAACACTAGCCGACTTCACGTTCTTGTCTTTAGCCCATTCCTTAGATTGTTTAGCTGATTCCTTATTGTAATTATCTACCCATTTAAGCGATACCCAATTATTAAGTTCTTTGCTCCATAAGGATTCGACTCCGCCGACCTCCCATGTTTGAGTCTCTGAAAGGTATTTGTTGTGTCCAATAGGATTCCATTTTTTACTGATTTCAGAATAAGAATGAGGGATTCCGTAACGTGTATGCGACTTCAAATCCTTGTCCCAAACTATAGTCTTATCACTCCACTTGCCATCAAACTTTGGCTTTGGATAGTTAGCTGTATTGTAGATTTTTTGTCCGCCAAAGTCCGTGTAATTAACTTTCTTATAAGTACTATTGCTAAACCAACAGCCATCAAATTCTGTGTCACGAACGCCTAAATTCTCATTGACTATTGTGTACTCATTCAAGTTATTTAAAAATAATAACTTGCTAGACCCAATGAATTTTTTGATAAGCAACAAGATAGCATCATTATAAATAAAGTCGCTAGGTAACTTCCTTAGGTATTGTTCATTGAATAAATTCGTATCCGACTTGTTAGCGTTTATTCCGTTTAGTTCGGAAATGATTCCATTATGAACGAACGCTAGGTCTTTGTTAACCGCAAACGGATGCGTGTTTGTTTCGTTCACGCCACCGCTTGTACTAATACGGAAATGCAAAACAATATTACTCAAAGGTGATTGCTTTCTAATTTCAACGTACTTGTTGTAAAACGTTTGAAAGTTTTTAACTTCCTTAAAGATATTCAATTGATTGATTCCATCTGTTGTCCAAATCATTCCACCGCCATCTCTATTGTTGTCCCAACAATTTTGAATTAAAGACTTTGGAAATGTAACGTTCGGGCTGTTTAAAATTGCTATGCACATAGTTGTAAAATTTAAAAATTGATTAATTGATTGATTGAAAATTATAATTGATTGATTCTGTTTGCGACTAAACTAAAGTCGTAATTGCGATAATCCGTATCGAAACGTTTCGCTAGTTCGATAGCATCTTTGGCACGTTTTTTAATCTTGTCCGCTGTAAAGATTTCAGAAAACAATTTGTACAAATCGCTATCCTTATCCGCTAACATATTAATAACCTCATGCGCTCTATTGCTAGGATTGTTTGCCATTACTCTAAGTAATTTAATGCGCCATTGCAAAGTCTCGATATTGTCGACTAAAGGAAAGATACGAAACTCTATTCGGTCTGAAATTCCGCTGTCTTTGATAATCCTAACAGCTTGCATTTTTTCAGTGGATTGTTTCATGTTGTGTTTCTCCTTTGCGATACAATAGTATGCCTCCGAACGCTTGCGATATATTGCATAAATCAAAGGCATATATCCGCTTATCATCTCGAATAAATCTTCCGCTCTAGTGTAACTTCTTGAGAAATGAATATGTCCGCCACAAGAACTTCTATCTTTCCCCGAACTAATAAATTTCATATCATTCCCGTTAATTAAATTCGGATAGCTAGACTCTATCTCACGAACTTCATTTATCAAATCATCTGTAAACAGCGGATAGGTCGGGCTAACTAGTTCATAACCTATTCTATCGCAAAGACTTCCATCACGTTCCTTCTTCCACCCAAAATTCTGCAATATGCTATTATTGCTATGCTTTGAACCTAGAAAACTTTGTTTCTCTATTTCAACTCCAATACGGAAAACTACCTTGCTTTCGATATCAATTTGCTTTGTATTAATACCGCTTTCGTGATACGAATAACGTGGATTTCTGTGTAGTTCACGCTCGCAAGCCTCTATGCTGTGACTTGCCGAAACAGACCTATTACAGCTAGGACAAACAATACGAACGTATCCGCAAAATTCCGCCGACTCTGTATTCAAATACACCTCTCCATTCCATTCTGTAGGATTGAAATTTAAGTCTATTAATTCCCTACTTTCCTCTAGTGTAAATTGATAATCTAAGCCCAATTGAGACGTTCTAAAAGCAATTTCTGAAACAACTATTGAGTCCATTACTCCATTGACTAAAACCTTATAAGTTACTGAACCAAATTTAGTTGTATATCCGCCACGTTTCGAGCAAAAAATAACCTTATCAATACGACTCTTATGATAGTATATTGGTAACCTAAAACTAGGCACGCTTTCCATTCTTGCGCTACCTTCCGAATGAATAGTTAAATCCTTTTTAATATTTTGGAATGTTGCATCTGAAAGTGATACAACAAATTTATTGTTCTCATTGAATTTTTGGATAAGGATTAAATTTCCCCATAAATTCTTATGCTCGACCTTTAAGTCTATCCATTCTTGTAGCTGTATATGAAATACATAACCCGCATTAAAACGCTCTCTTTCATTAAGGAAATGATAAGTTTTACCACTTGAAATAATAGTTTCTACCTTGTCTAAAGATAGCTTAGCAATGTATCTATTATGAAACCTATGCAAGCGCTTGCAGTCCTTTCTAAGAAAGTAATGCTTGCGAAATTCCATGTATTCCTCATTCCAATAGTATGCGGATATAACTTCCTTAGCATCACGACTAGTAGGAATATCGTCAAAATTGCGAATTGAGAAATAAGCTATTTCACTTAAATTGTAGCTAGAGTGCAAGCGGATAGCATCGCTTTCATTAATTGTTTCACCGAAAATTGTTGTTACGTTCATTGTTTTAAAAGTTTAGATTTTTCAATTGATTGATAAGATAAGAGAAAACAATAGCATAAAAATTGCTAGGATAGAAATTAGAGCTATTCCATAAAATCCGACTTGAATAAAAATTGGAATAAAGACTAACAGCATGAATATCAATACTGAAAGGTAAAAGGTTTTGTTCTTCATTGTTTTAATTGATTAAAAATTGTTAAAAAATACTTTAAGTTCCGGTGCTTAATTGGCTGATTATCAAGTAGTTAGCATTCAAATTGGCACCTATTTTGTCTCTTTCGACTCCTAAAACTAAGCAATTTGTTTTATATATCCTATAGTAGCTCAAAAAAAATATTACTAGGTAGGTAGGTAAATTGCATCAACAGGTGAACTGTTGAAACAGGTAACTGTAGTAACAGAAATTTTTAGATAAGCCTAAATTTTTGTATTCAATTTCTTTTTTAGGTACGTCTAAAAATTGCTATGTAGGTAGGTGATTTTGTTTTATTGGTTATGCTTGAGCGGATTATCCGCTTTCTCTCTCTCTACGCTAGAACAAGTACTGAAACAGCATAGAACTTTGGGTGCATTTACGACCAAACAGCTGTAACGTGCTTGCATATCTGTGGAAACAGAATAAGCCTAGCCTAATTTCGGATTTCAGAATGCAAAAACAGCCCCTACTCGGTCGGAAAAGCCGTTTTCGCGGATTTCTTGCTGACCCGTAGGATAATATATATAACCCTGATTTCACAGCTACACGCTCTAAAAAATCAAATACATCGGCAATATATTACCAACAGCTTATTCTCTAACAGCAACTTGCTCAAAAAGATTAATTGTAAAATAGAACATAGTTGTGTCATCGAAACATAATATAAATAATGTATAGCCGTAGATATTATTTAACAGCCCTCTGCTGCCGCAACTAACCTGCGTTAACAGAATAACCTTACTGAGCATAAAATCTGCCCTCACATTAAGTATTATGAAAAATCAAGATGATTCTATAACTTTGAGTTTATATACCAAACAAAACACAATATGTTACAATACGAGCTTACTCAAGCATCGCCAAACTCTTTGATAGTTGAAGTTGGCGCACAATACGAAGACACGGTTCAATATGGCTCATTGTCTATATTTATAGACCCATTATTTAAGCCGACACACAATGCAAGGATATACGGAATAGTAAAAGCTACTCCAAAAGGAAAATGTTATAATGAAGATGGAAATGAAATTGAAGCTGATGTACAAGTTGGTGATAAAGTGTACTTTCATTACTTGTCAACTTTTGATGAAAATGCTAGGGTTTATGGTGATTACTACAGGATACCTTATTGCTGGATTTTTTGTGTTGTCAGGAATGATGATATTATACCTATTGGGGGCTGGACTTTATGCGAGAAAGTTATTGAAAATGAAGATGAATTTGAAAGTGTAGAAGTAGGTGGAGTAAAAATAAATGCTACAACATCTAAGTCTGGTCTAGTAACTTCCGTAGAAAAAGTGTCTTCTGTGCGCATTTCTGTGTTAAAATATATAGGTAAACCATTGAAAGATTTTTTACCATTAAATTTGAGTTCAGGGGATAAAGTAGTGATAGATAAAAACACTAATTTTGAGAATGTGATAGAGGGGAAAACCTACTATACAGTGCGTCAGGGGGATATTTTAGGTAAATATAATACATTTGTATAATGATTGCCGAGTATCATCTAATACATTTGTATAATGATAGCGGGCAATCAGGGGGGTGATTGCGGGGTAGCAGGGGGGGTGATTGCGGGGTATCACCATAATAATAGATTATAATAATAAAGATTAATATAAAAAAATATTTGTTCAATTATTTTTGAGAAAAAAATAAACAGCTTTCACCCTAAAAGAAAAGACCCCCGAAGGGGAATCTGTTATCTCATAATTTACGAATACAATTATACTGAAAACAAGGGGTAGCCCCCGCCCGCCTCGCCCGCAGCAAACATTGATAATAAAATATAAAAATTATGGCACTATTTGTTGAAGATGATTTTAAGGTACTATCAATAAATCCGTTTGAAAAGAATTTTATAAAAAATAAAATCGTTCAGCAGGTTTTTGGAAGAGTATCTCAATCCGATGAACCAATACTTAAATACATTATCTTGTTATACGACAGTAAGTCTCCCATGAGATTGAAGATACCACTACTGTCAGACAGGAAAATTGAGTGTGCAGAGCTTGCTGAACTAAAAACTGGTAAAGAAGAAATCTTTGATTTAAGACACGATAATATAGTCGGCTATATAAACTCCTATCTAAGGTATCAACAATCGAAAATATGGTCTATTCTCGCAGCCAACGAGGAGGTATTGTGGCAATATCAGTCTGAATTATTAACTCCTATCACACAATATAAAACTGACAAGGATAAATTGCAGGCATTAGAGATTAAATCTAAGCTAATGGCAGAGTGCGATGCTATCATAAAAAGAATAGACTCTTACGAAGAAAAATTGTTTGGCGACAATACTGACAAGAAAGATAAAATATTATCAATGACACCAGAGATGATAGCTAACGTTTAGGAAAAATAATAAATATTTAGAGTATGGAGAATTGGAAAGATATACTTGGGTACGAAATGTTGTACGAAGTAAGTAGTAATGGGAATATAAGAAATAAGAAAACATCAAAGATTTTAAGTAATAAATCTAATTCATATGTTACTGTATCGCTCTTTAAAAATAAAATTTGCAAAAGATTTACCGCACATAGGATTGTAGCAGAAGCATTCATTAAAAATCCTTTAAATAAAAAAGAGGTAAATCATATAAATGGAATAAAAAATGATAATCGTATAGAGAATCTTGAATGGTGTACTTCAAGTGAAAACATTAATCATTCGTGGAGGATTGGAACTTCTAAGATGACTGATAAAAAAAGAAAGATTGCTAGAGAGAAAGGTAAAATGAATAAGGAAAATATGTTTATTACAATTCCTGTTCTAGATAAATTAAATGGAATTGTTTATAAATCAAGGAAGGAGCTAGCAAAAGAAATGAATATAACAGTAAGTGCTGTTTGCTACAGAATAAAAAAAGGTATTTATAAATCTTTGCTTTAGAGAACTTTTAATAATATGTACAGAGAACATAAGAATTGCAAGAAATTAGAGATAAACGGTATAACTGTTAACGTGCCGCCTATTGGGCAGGTGTATAACGTTTTGACTACCGTTTGGGAGAAAAGAGAACCTGTTAAGCGTTCTATGAAGAAAGAGTACCAATATTGGGAAAGACCACTTCCTCCTGAAGACTATGAGACGAAACGTAAAAAAGAAATTCAGGCACAAAAAACTAACCCAGAATATTACAATACCGAATTACAGAACTATCGTAATCAGGAATGGGATAGAAGATTAAATGGTTTTTGGTTTTACAATAATGGGCACGCTACCTACATAACAGGGCTTCATTACTTTTATCTAGTGCATTGGAAGATAGACGTAGGTTATCCTAGTTTTCGTATAACCGATATGAACTTTTTTTATTTCCTAGAATACGTTTGCCAAGACCCTTGTAGCTTAGGAATGATTGAGGTAACGAAGCGTCGTCAAGGAAAAACAATGAGAGCAGGGGCTTTCTTATTTGAATTAACCTCAAGAAGCAAGAATAAAAACGCAGGCATTCAAAGTAAAACTTTTGAAGATGCAAAAGAAAACGTATTTGCTAAGGGTGTGATTATGCCATTTAAGTACCTACCCGATTTTTTTATTCCAATTTACGATACTGAAAAGGGGATGACCCCCAAAGGAGAACTTCGTTTTTTTAAGACAAATAAGAGGGGTGCTACTGAATTTGACTTTGATAAAAAAATTGAATTAGAATCGAGTATTACATTTAAGTCTGCCGATAAGTTTTCTTATGATGGAACAAAGCTTCATCGCTACCTTGCAGACGAAGCAGGTAAAACTAAAAACGTTGATGTGTATGACAGGCATCAGGTTGTTCAATTTTGTTTGCAACAAGAGGAAAATATTATTGGCAAGGCTTTATATACCACAACCGTTGAAGAAATGGAAGACGGAGGAGCTTCATTTAAGGAACTATGGATGGCTTCAGACCAATCTAAAAGAGATAAGAACGGAAGAACAAGGTCTGGGCTTTATCAATATTTTATGCCTGCATATAAAACTTTATTTTACGATATTTATGGATTCCCAGATGAAGAAAAAGCAAAAGAATATTACATAAATGCGAGGGAATCTCTCATCAGTGATAGCAGAGCTTTAGCCTCATACATTCGTAAAAACCCGTTTACGATAGAGGAGGCTTTTTTCAGCGAAGGAGAGACTTGTCTTTACGATGCGATGGCAATTAATAGACAACTAGAAAGTATATCGTGGATTGATAAAAAAGAATTATATTTGCAAGGAGAATTTATTTGGGAGAACGGAGTTCGTGATAGCAGAGTTGTTTTCAAGGAAACGGCAAACGGTAAATTCTTGGTTTTAAAAGAAGTAAATCCACTTAGTGCGGATGATTATAATGAGGTTGAGACATTAGGGACAAAGAAAACTCCAAAAGCAAAGAATAAAAGAGCGATAGGAGTTGACCCATTTGACCACAGTATAACTACTTCAAATGAACGTTCTGATGGAGCGGCTTATGTTTATAATAAGTTTGATATAACATCTGAACTAAGTGAAACATTTTTAGTAGAATATTTGAACAGACCAGATAAGGCTGAAATATTTTACGAGGATATGATTAAGTTATGTCATTTCTTTGGTTGTGAAATTTTATCTGAAGACCAAAAGATAGGTTTAATAAACTATTTTATAAATAGGGGATATGAGAAGTTTTTAGTTAAAATGCCCAATTCTGTTAAGTACGGAATATCTGCTAGTTCAAAAGTGCATCAGCAGATAGCCGAGGAAACAGAAACTTATATACTAGATAATTTACATAAAGTTAAATTTCCTAGACTTTTAAATGATTGGTTGCATTTTGATATAAATAAAACTACTAAATTTGATGCAGCGATGGCAAGTGGTTACACTTTAATATCCTCTAGTAAATCTAAATTTGGAGTAAAAAAAGAACAAGAACAAAAATTATTTGAAATACGAGATGTATTTCCTTTTTAATTATGGATGATAACGTAACTTCGACACTTGGTTTTCCAAGCCATTTAATTGATTCTTCTCAAAAGGACAAGAAATGGATTTCACAGTACATCAAGGCTGCTTGGATGGACTTTTCTACCTACTACCCTAATCAACTTTACAACGGTAGGGATAAGTACCACGAAACAAAATTGTATATGCTTGGTAAGCAATCTGTTAGCAGATACAAGAAACTGTTTCAGCCGAATCAAGTTGCTAACGAAGACCAGTCTTGGATAAATATAAACTGGGACATCTTACCTATCATACCAAAATTTAGAAGAATAGCCCTTGCTACGTTATTAAAAACCGATTTCACAATATCTGTTGACGCAATCGACCCAATAGCACAGGATGATAAAAAAGAATTTTATGCAGAAAATGCTGCTAAGATTATTTTAAAAGAAGAATTTAAGAAACAGGGTGTTGACCCGTCTATGATTCCTGAACCAGAAGTGGATGCTACAAATCTAAAGGAGCTAGATATTTATATGAATTACTCGTATAAGCATCGTATGGCAATAGAGATGGAGCAAGCACTTAAACTCATCTTAAACCTTAATAAGTTTGAGCAGCAAAGAGAGAAGGCGGTAGAGGATTTAATAGATTACGGAATCACAGGCTATAAAGAGTATTTCGATAAAGGAGGTATAATTAAGACAAGACACGTCTCTCCTGCAAATATGGTGATGTCTTATTCTATTGACCCCAACTTTGAAGATGTTCAGTATTTTGGAGAAGTTATTGAAATAACAATTTCTGATTTAAAGCAAATGGCTGGAGACCAGATTTCGGAGGAACAATATCAGATTATTGCTGAAAAATATACAAACAAGTTGGGTAATCCTGCATTGTTGAAAAATGTAAATTCTAATCAGAATAGAAACTATGATGGGTTTAGAATAAGGGTGCTTGATTTAGAGTTCTTTTCTGTAAATTCTTTGATTCAAGAAGAAAGAGTTAACTCAAAAGGAAATGTAGTAGTTGGCAGAACAAGTAAGCTGAAGACTAATAAGTCTGATAAAAAATACACCAAAACTGACTACAAGGTTGTTTATCAAGGTAAGTGGGTAATAGATTCAGATGTATTTTTTGATTGCGAATTGGCATCAAATATGAAAAGGGCTAAATCTGCTCTAACAGATACATCAATGTCATTTCATATTGTTGCCCCACAAATTTACCAAATGAATACTTATTCACTTGGGGAGCAAATGAAAACTATTGCAGACCAAATCCAAATGGCTTGGTATAAACTGCAAAATGTTATGTTGCGTGCAAGACCTAGAGGTATAATGATAGAGCTTGGTGCACTAGAAAACGTACCACTTGGTAGGGCAGGTAAGGCTTTAAAGCCAATGGAAATTATTGACTTATATAATCAGACAGGTAATTTAGTTTACCGAAGATTAAGCGAAGAAGGAGATGCAAGTAATTACAAACCAATTGAAGAACTTGATAATGGTATTGGGAATGAAGCTGTACAATATTTTAATATTATTACAAACAATATTCAGCTTTTAAGAGATATCTTAGGATTCAATGAGATAACAGATGGTTCTACACCTGACCCTCGTACTTTAAAGGGCGTGGCGAAGTATGCCTCTGAATCAACGAACAATTCTCTTGATTTTATTAGAAGAGCAGAAAGAAATCTTCTTGAAAGAATGTGTTATTCATTAACACTTCGTATTCAGGATGCAGCACAAATGGGAACTATTGATGGATTCGTTAGAGCATTAGGTTCTAACACAGTTCAATTCTTTAAATTAGACCCTAATATTTCAGCTTATGAGTGCGGACTTGTTATTAGTCAAAAACCTACAGAAGCTGAGCGTGAAAAATTAAATAGAAGAATAGAGCAAGCTATTGCATCAAACCAAGTAACATTGGCTGATGCTATGATGGTTGAAAATCTTGATGATTTAAAATATGCTGAATTGCTTTTAGCATACAAGATTACTAAAAATCAAGAAGATGCTCAAGAGAGGGCAATGCAGCAACAGCAAATGAATGGTCAGATTCAACAACAATCTGCAATGACAGCCGCTCAAGCTCAACAGCAAACTATTCAAATTGAAACGCAATCTAAGATGGCATTAATGGAAAAACAAGCCCAAATAGATGCTCAACTATTAGCGATGAAATTACAGAATGAGGCTTTAATTGAACAAGGGAAGCTTGAAGGTAAAATTAATACAGCGAAAATAGAGGCAGATTCAAGAGAGTATATTGCTGAAATTAAGAAATCTACTACTATGAATGCAAATATTAAAAAATAATTTATAGATTTGTGCAACCAAACAATACAAATATGGCAGAGCCAATTAATTTAGATGAGCTTTTAAATAAAGCAGAAGAAGTAGCAAATGAAGTAGACGCTGATTCGTCGGCAGATGCCCAAGAAAATAATATTGATTCGTCGGAGGCTGAAAATACAGCATCTAGCGAAGAAAACTCTCAGGAAGATGGGGGTTCTCAAGAAGAAAATGTAGGAACAGAAGAGGAAGATGAAGAAGTTTATATTAACACAAGTAGCGATGATAAAACAGGGCTAGAGGCTCAAACAGAAATCAGCGAAAGTGATAATGAGGCTAATGATTCTAAATCAGAGAAACAAACAGAGTATAAATTCAAGGATGAGTTTATCAAAAAAGCAGTAGAGTATTACGAGAAGTATCAAACTTTACAACCTTTTTTAGAAGCTACTCAAGTTGATTATGATGCAGTAGATGATGTTGAGTTATTAAGAATTAAATTCAATAAAGAAAATTCTGATTTACCAACAAAAACTCAAGAGCGGATTTTTCAAAAAGAACTTGAAAAGTACAATCTTGATTCTTATGAAGATGATGATGTAGAAATGGGTCAAGCGTTATTAAAGCGAGATGCTAATAAGCTAAGACAAAATTTCAAAGAAGAACAACAGTTATTCTTAAAGTCAATCGAACCAGCGGGACAAGAGCAAGACAATACAGAAGTTATTGCACAAATGGAAGCTCAAAGAGCGGAAAACAAATCAATAGCAAAAAGTGGAGTCGAAAGTGTATTAAAAAACAACTACATCAAGGTTGGAGCTAACGGAGAAGGAATAAACTTTCAAGTTGGCAATGTTGATAAGGTTGTTGATTACGCATTAGATTCAACTCAATTTCTATCAACTTTTGCTAAGCAAGATGGAAGTGTTGATTGGGATAAATGGGTAAAGGTGGTTTCATTTACAGAGAACCCTGACTTATTTATTGGAGAATTAATCAAACACGGAAAATCTTTAGGCAGAAAAGCAATGGAGTCAGAGTTGAAGAATTTTAAACCAAATGTGAACTCTAAAGCTGTTATCCAAGGGGATGATGCTAATAGCAGCCCATTTGATAACAAGTTAGATTTCTTAAAACAGATGGTTGTTACAAAGAAATAATTTTAACTTTTAAAACAGAAAAAATAAAATGGCTATAGGAGCAGGTAATATCGACCGTACTTTTTTATCTACGGTATCGTTTACAAACACGTTAGAACAACGTGAGATTTTAAAATACGTATTAGACATCTATGATGAGGAAGCGTCTATGTTAGATGTATTAGATTGGACAGGTCGTGCTAAGGCATCTGCTCAAACTGAATACTTCACAGTGCAAAACAACTTTTTGTACGCAGTAGCAACTGTTAAGACTTTAACAACTGCTGGTTCAGCTGGTGCTTCTGCATCAATCGTTTGTACTGGAGCTACTTCTGTAAAACCAGTTGTAGGTGAATTAATGTTATTCGCTAACGGAGTTGTTGGTTATGTATCTGCTGTTGATTCAGCTACTGACTTTACAATTACTGTTAAGCCTGTTAACTCTGCTGACATTATCCCTGCTGTTGCAGTAGGTGCTAAGTTATCATTCTTCTCGAATGCTTATGCAGAAGGAACTGGTTCTAACCAAATGCGTAAATCGGATTTAGTTAAGCGTTCTAACAAATTGCAAATCTTCAAAACTAAAACTTCTATCACAGATATCGCTTACGGTTCTAAGATTGAGGTTGAGTTTAAAGGAAAGCCTTACTACTTCTTAAAGCAGCAACATGATGCTTATTTGAAGCACCGTATGGATATCTTGTATGCAATCTTGTTTGGTCGTGAATCAGCTGGTTTGACAGATGCAAATGGTAATGCAATTAACACTACTCGTGGTTTGCGTGATACAATTGCTAATGCTGGTGGTATTGTTTCAAATACAGCTACTGGTGGTACAGTTGCTTTGGCTGACTTATCTGCATTATCTCGCTTGATGGATGCTAACCGTTGCCCAATTGAGTACCAATTATGGGCTGGTGCTGATTTTGATAACGCATTTGATACAGCAATTAGTTCTACTTCTCCATTCTTGAATGGTGGTATCAACTATGCTTCTTATAATGGTAACAAGGAGATTCCTTTAACATTGGGTATTCAATCATTCAATGCTTATGGACGTACTTTCCACAAGAAGCGTTTAAGTGCATTGTCTCATCCACAAATCACTTCTACAGCAACTAACGTAAACTATACTAAAGAGGCTTACTTAGTTCCTGCTGGAAAGATTAAGGTTGAGCAAGGCGGTGGACAAATCGACCGTATGCAAATCCGTTACCTAGAAATGGCTGATGGTATCAATAGCAGATTCCGTGAGAAAATGCTTGGTGGATTAGCTCCTACTCCTACTTCAGATACTGACACTTTAGATGTAGTGTACAGCTCTATTGAAGGTTTAGAGACTGCTGGTAACGAGCATTTCGTTAAATATTCTATCTAATATTAGAAAGAATTTTGCAAAAGAAGGGGGAAGAAATTCCTCCTTTTTTTATGTTAAAACTATTTTAATAACTACCATATTAAATAATTTGAAAAAAAGTTGTTATTTTTGAGCAAGTAAACTATAAAACCAAACAGTAAAAATGAAAGCAGACCAATACAATAACATTTCCGCTAGCTTAAAGCGAATGTTAAAACCAGATGAAAGGGCAGTCTATCGTGTACTAAGTATTCGTCCAGACCCTGATAATGCAGGAAAATTTTTGATGCCAGCTGCATTGCAAATTCGCCCCACAGATATTATTATTGACAAGCATTCTCCTGACCAATTTGTTACTATTGCAGCAATTGAACGTCAAGAAAATGATGGTAATCCAATATTCTTAAATATTGTTTTTACAGCAGCAAATCTTGGATATTTATTTTTAGAAGGCAGAAATCCTGTTCATCAAAAAATCTACCAATACTTAGAATTATGTAATTACAATGAATCTAACGAAAACAGAAATCCTGACATAGAGCCAGTATTCATGCGGGTTGATAGTAAAAAAGAAGCTGCTAACGAAAGAGGACTTCGTAAGATGATTGTTAAAGCGGTAAATACAGCAATAGAATTGGAAGATGCTAAGGCTAATGAAGTTGCAATGGCTTTAGGAATTGAAGCAGCAAGTATTGAGGAAGTTCGTAATGAACTAGAGGATTATGCGGAAGAAAATCCAGAAGAGTTTTTGGTAATTGTTGAAAGAGCATCTTTAGGAGCAGAATCTGTTTTAAAAGAAGCTGTAAAGAAAGGAATTATTAAAAATAATGTAAATTCACAATTATTTGAATGGGTAGATACTGGAAAGGAGATTATGAAGTATAAAAAAGCTCCTAACAAGAACTACTTTAAAGAATTAGCCGATTACTTAGAAGAAAACAATCCAGATGAGCTAAACGCCATCAAGACCCGATTAGGGTAAATCCGACAACAGGATTGATTGTTTGGTTTCGGTTAAGTAGAGAGCGTGATATTTTGTCACGCTTTTCTTTTTTTATAATAAAGGTAGTATCTTTGATGAACATATTATTTCAGGAATAATGGCAATAGGATTCAATATACAGTTTAGGATTAACGAAAAGATTGATTCTAGGATTATAAGGTTAACTGATACTTCTTCTAATGACTCAGGATTTACTTTTGGAAAGGGTAATTTCTCAATAACGTTCCCTGATGGAACAAATATAAGTCACACAGATTTTAATAGCCCAGATATTACTTCTATTGGAGGATACTATGATTTTCAAGCATCTTCTGATATATACAACAATGTACTAACGGGTCAATATGTTGTGACATATGTTGTGTTAAACTCAAGTAATGTTGCACAAACCCCATTAGTTAGAACCATTACTGATTTCAATTGGATTAAGCCTAGTGCTGTTATTCAAAACAAATCAGATGTATTTATTCCTGAGGTTCAATTTTATGATGCAACAGATTACGTTAATATAGGCAACTTTGTTGGAACAGTTTCAAGAAGTTTCTCAGTTCCTCTACCTACAACTAGTGAGGTAAGTGGTCAGTCTGCCACAACAACTGGTCAAACACTTACTCCTGTTGTATCAGGCAAGTATTACGAAGGATTGTATAATATCTCTTTAGATGCAACAGTAAACTATACAAATAGTATCCATTCTTGGTTGACACTTTACTATACAGAGTTAACTCAGGAAACTATTTCTATTAGACAAGTTCCCACTCAGACGCAGATTGTCACAAAGATGAATGCGTTTAGAGCTGATGTTGATGCTTATAAAGAGAAGAATGATACTCAGTTTGAGATACTAAGTGAGGAATATGACATAGCAGTTGCCTTGTACTCTCACTTAATTGCAAGATTTGAAACTAATACACTAGACGGAACTCAGCCATTGTTGGAGGAGTTGCTTTCTATACTAGAGCCGTACGACGGAATATATACTTATAAGTTAACTCAATTAACTCCATTTGAATTAGGAATCCCTCAAAACGGTTACTTTACATTATCTAATGGCACAACTACTGATACATTTTACTTACAAAGTACACTGCTTTTTGGTTCAACAAATACAGCACTTGGTATTACTGTGTCAGATAATGCTATAACATTTGTTCCTAACTTTGGAACTACTGCAAATACTTTTGCTCAAGGAAATGATTCTAGATTCCATAATGCTTTAACCATAGGTACAGCTAATGGGCTTTCTTTGGCTGTGCAGGCTCTATCTTTATCTCTTGCTACCACTTCATCGTCTGGGGCAATGTCAGCGTCTGACAAGTCAAAATTAGACGGTATATCAAGTGGAGCTTCTGTAACAAGTGTTGGTCTTACAATGCCTGCTGCCTTTACGGTTGCTAACTCTCCTATAACTGGAGCTGGAACAATAAGTGTTACGGGGGCAGGAAATATTAATCAGTACATTGCAGGTAATGGGTCTTTAGTAACATTTCCTACTGAATTTACTGCAAAAAATATGGTTACTTATGGTAGAAATTCTACTGGAAGTACACTTCATAGAGGTACAATTGTTTACATATCAGGTTCTACAGGCAATGTTCCTAACTTTACTAAGGCTAGAGCTAATGGGGAAGCAACTTCTGCAAGAACATTTGGTGTTGTAAGGGATGATATTTCTAATAACTCAGATGGATATGTTGTTTCTATTGGGTCTATTGATAACTTAGACACTCGTTCAAATGCTACTTATCCGTTTACAAACGATACCTTAGTTGATGGGGATACTGTTTACTTAGACCCTAACACGGCAGGATATATTACAAGAGTTAAGCCATCTGCTCCAAATCATTTGGTGTATATTGGTAAGGTAATAAGAACAACTCCTACTAATGGAACTATTGTCTATCAAATTCAAAATGGTTTTGAGATGGATGAGTTGCACGATGTTCAAATAACAAGTGTTGCAAATAAAAATACTTTAATTTACGATTCTGCAACATCTCTTTGGAAAAACAAAAACATATTTGGAACTCAAGGCTATTTGCCTTACTATGATAATACCTTATATTTAAAGGATTCTCCATTATATACAGATGGAATAAATATTACAGTAGGAGGAACTACTGGAACTGGATTGTTTAATATTCAAGGCTCTAAAACTGCTTCATCAGCCATTGCAAGGGGTCAATTTATTAATTCCACATTAGTTGCTTCTGCAAATAATGACGTGTTAGTGGGATTAGATATTAATCCTACTTTTACAACTGGAGCATTTACGGGAGTTACAAGTAATGCATTAAGAGTTAGTGGATATTCTAATTTTATAAATAATGCAAGTGCAGGAGTATTAAGATTACAAAATCTAAGTTCTACGGGATGGAGTTCGTTTGAAATATATAATTCAGCTAGTTCATTAGTTGGTGGTTTTGGATGGGGTAATGCAAGTGCCTCAGCTTTAGCAAGTACTATGTATTTTGATGTTGTTGGTAATAATCCATTTGTAATTAGAACAAATAATACTGAAAGAATAAGATTTTTTGGAGGCGGTAATGTTGGTATAAATACAGGAGCTACTGATGCAGGATATAGATTAGATGTATCAGGAACAACTCGTTTTGTCGGAACTACTTCTTCAGATACTGCACCTCTTGGCTCTGAATTAGCAGCAGTTACAGGAACAGGAACTAACTGGGAATTAGCAGGTACAAACTTAAACGTAGGAGGATATACTCACACAACAGGTAGTGTGGTTGCTTTAACTACTACTCTTGCTGCGGTATCAGCAACTTATTACCAAATTACTTATACTATAACAGGTAGAACCGCAGGAACTATAACAATAGCATATGGTGGAATATCTGCATCAGGTATATCAGCATCTGGTGCAACAGGGCAACTTTCTTCAGCGACTACTGCTTTAACAATAACTCCTACGACTGATTTTGATGGTACGGTTGTACTTTCAATCAAGTCTATTGGAACATCTTCTGCTTCTTCAACATTTTCTAATAGTAGTGGAACTTCAGTAATAGAATTTAGAGCAGGTAGTTCTGCAACAAATTTAGCTATTGGATTAAATGCAGGAAGAAGATTAACAACAGGAACAGGGAATACCTTCTTAGGATGGCAATCAGGATTTGTAAACACAAGTGGTATTAATAATACAATATTAGGATACAATGCTGGTAGTGAGAATACAATAGGGAGTAGTAATACTTTTATTGGGCAGAATGCAGGTGCTAAGAATACAACAGGTAGTAGTAATTTCTTTATGGGGAGTTCGGCAGGATTTAATAATACAACTGCAAGTAGTAATATTGCTATTGGAACAAATTCATTTTCAGGTAATACAACAGGAACACAAAACGTAGTAATTGGAACTCAAGCATATTCTGTTCATACCAATACAAGTTCTAATGTTGTAATAGGTTTTCAATCATTATCAGGAGTAACAACAGGTGGGGGAAATGCTACATTAGGAAATCAAGCAGGAAGATTTATTTCAGATGGAGTAACACTGACTACTTCTTTAGGTAATAGTATATTAATTGGAAGTTCAGCTAAACCATTAGCAAATGGAGATACCAATGAAATAGTAATAGGGTATCAAGCAGTTGGATTTGGTTCTAACACTACAACTATTGGTAATAGTTCTACAACATTAACTGTTTTATATGGTTCATTAATTACAGGAGGAACTGCTATAGACGCTTGTGCTCAATTTGAGGTAGATAGCACTACTAAAGGAATATTATTTCCTCGTATGACTACTACGCAGAAAAACGCAATAGCTTCGCCAGTTGCAGGATTAGTCATATACGATACAACATTAAATAAGTTGTGCGTCTATACTACTGCTTGGCAAACAATAACGTCACTTTAAAAATAAATAATAATATGAAACTAATAGAAGAAGTATCCTTATGGGATAATGGAGTTGTCTCAAAGGCAACGGTATTAAACGCTTACGCTGTAAACGTATCATTCGATAAATCAGCAACCTTTTGGTACGGTTTATTTAGCAGAACACCTGAAGGTAACTTAGATAAACAGTTATCTCAAGGCAATGTTTATATGGAAGGAGACGCTTATGCAAATTGGGGTTCTGACGATATAGCTTGGAATTTCATTGCAAGTAGATTAAATTTGATAGTTGTAGGAGACTTCGTTGAACCTACTTCTCAACCAACCGCTGAGGAAGAAACAATATCAGAATAATAAAATAACAAATAATGGCGAATATCCCTGACAATATAGTAGCAATTCTTGGAGTAGACAACGCTGGAGCAATAACAAACATTGACCCAAATTTAGTTTTTAACAAGAAGGTTACTACTACAACGGTTACTGTTCCAACTGCAACCACCGCAACAGTAAAGCCTAATGCGGTGCAGAATACTGTCACAAACGTAATTGAGACAACAGTTGCACTTGAAATAAATGCTTCGTCAGGGAATATTCCAATAGTTAATAGTAATCAAGATAATCTTGAAGACTCTATAGTTTGGCAGACATCTGGAAAGATTGGTTTTAATACAAAGAATCCAAGATGGTTAATTGACGCAAATGGTAGTAGTATAAATATTACGCCTGCCTTGTTGACAGATGGATATAAGATTAATAATATAAATTTTGCTTATGCAGATTTTTCTGTAATAGGAAGCGAACAGATTGTATTAGGAGATGACCTTTTATTGCCAATAGTTAACATAAATAATATTATACTAAGAGGGCTTATTCCTGTAACTCCAACTACTAAAGACAGGATACTATTTATTAACGACTTAGGAGAAGTTTCTGCTAAAACAGATATATTTCTTGAGTCGTTAAATGGTTTAACAAACAAGGTTCAGGTATTTGCTTTTGGTAGTAGCGGAACTACGCCAAACGTTGTATCTACTGTTGTTTCTACAGTAGGAACTCATACGTTCAATTTTCCTATGGCATCTGCTACAGGAGTTACAGCTGGTTTAATAAGTAAATCTGAATACGATATATTTAACTCAAAGATTGGAGGTAGTGGAACTATAAATTATCTACCAAAGTTTACAGGTACAAGTGCTTTAGGGAATAGTTTAATTTATGATGATGGTGCAAGAGTTGGTATTAATACTACAACTCCATTGTACGGAGAATTAAATATTAATTCTCCTTCATTAGGAACAAATGCAGTATTAGCATTTAGTGTTCAGGATGGAACATATAATCCAAGAGTAATTGTAAATCATGTTACCTCCACTTCATCTCATTATTTAGAATTTAATAGTGGCTTTTCTACTCAAACAGGATTTGCTAATTATGTATTTAGCAATGGAAATGTTGGTATTGGAACAACATCCCCATCATTTAAACTTGATGTAATTGGCACGGCAAGATTTTCTTCAAATGTTGCCATTGGCTCTAATACATCTTCAATCATTAACTTAATTGTTAATAAAACAATAACAGGTGGGGCATCTTCTTTTGGAATCTACCAAAGTGGTTCAGTACAATCAGATGTAACTACTGCCATTGGATTTTATAATACTATTAATACTCAAGCTACTACGTTTACTATAAATGCTTACAGGCATTTCCAAGCAGATAATGGTACAATAGGTGCAGGTAGTACTGTTGGTTTACAAATTGGTTTTTTTGCACAAGATTTATCACAAGCATCTTTAAATTATGGATTCTATGGAAACTTGTCAAGTGCTTCTAATAAGTGGAATCTATACATGGCTGGTACTGCTAATAACTATTTGGCAGGAAATTTAGGTATTGGAGCAATTGTTTTAACATCAACTACATTATCTATAAGTAAAGGAGTAACAGGGGGTACAATTGCATCTGCTGTTGTAGCAGATGGAAGTATTTTATCAGATGTTACCTCACTTGGTATTGGTTTTGGTACTTTTTTAAATACTCAACAAACAACATTTACATTAACTTCTTATAGACACTTTCACGCAAATCAAGGTGCTATTCGTACAGGTAGTACTGTTAGTGAGCAAATAGGATTTTATGCTAATAGTGGTTTAATAGGGGCAGGTTCTAACTATGGATTCTTTGGTAATATCCCAAGTGGAACTAACCGTTGGAATTTGTATATGGGAGGAACTGCTAATAATTATTTAGCAGGTAGCTTGGGAATTGGAACAACATCTGTAAGTAATGTAACATTAGTAGCATCAAAAGATATTACAGGCTCAACAACATCAATAGGTATTCAGCAAAATGGATTCGTACAAAGTGGTGTTACGGCAGCAGCTTATGGTTATTTTAATGCTTTAAGAACTGCAACTGCTACCTTTACTATACCAGTTTACTCTCATTATTATGCAGTTCAATCAACCATTGGAGTAGGAACTACTATTACTAATCAAATTGGATATTATGCTGAATCTAATTTAACAGGAGCAACTAATAATTTCGGATTTGTAGGTTCTATACCAAGTGGTGCAAACCGTTGGAACTTATATATGAATGGTACTGCTGCAAACTATCTTGCAGGCAACTTATCTGTTGGAACAACAACTACTACATATAAATTCAACTGGGCATCTGGCTCTAACTTTGGATTCTTAGACCTTGCAGTTGGTGGGGCAGTAGCAGGTTCAACAGGATTCTTTGATATATACACAGGGGCATCTCCTGCAACAAGATTTAGAATTGATGCAACAGGTAATGTAGGTATAGGTAGAGGAACTCAAACTATAACAGAAAATTTAAGTGTTGGTAATTCTAATGGAGCAACAATTTCAATATCAAGTAATAGAGCAGCAGGAACTACCGCAGTACCAAAAAATCTTGACTTAAACTTTAGAGGATACCTTGATGATATAAAAGCAAGAATACGCTCTTGGGATGATTCAGGTAGTATTGGTTGGGGAAATTTAACATTCTCATTGTTTACCACTGGATTTGTTGTAGTTGAAGCAATGCGTATTACTCATCAAGGAAACGTTTTAATTGGAACAACAACTAATGCAGGATTCAAGCTTGATGTAACAGGTACTGCAAGGGTTACAGGTAATTTAACCGCTGCATCATTTATTAGGTCAGGAGGAACTTCTGTTCAATATTTAATGGCTGATGGAAGTGTTTCTACCCTAACAGATGTATTAGTTACAAGTAGATTATTAACAGGTTATACTACATTAACAGGAACTGTATCCGCAACAGATACTATTCTTCAAGCATTTGGAAGAGTTCAAGCTCAATTAAATGCTCTTTCTGGAAGTTTAATTTATAAAGGTTCTTGGGATGCAAGCACTAACTCTCCTACCATTGTTTCAAGTGTTGGAACAAATGGGAATTACTACATTGTATCAGTTGCAGGAACAACCAATATAAATGGAATATCTTCTTGGGCAGTTGGAGACTGGATTGTATTTAATAGTACAACAGGTACTTGGCAAAAAATTGCTAATCAATCAGTAACATCTGTTAATGGATTAACTGGAGCAGTTACAATTACCACTACGAATATAGCAGAAGGAACTAACTTATATTACACTAATGCAAGAGGTATTGGTTCTACTCTAACAGGATATGTAACAGGAGCTGGCACAATATCTTCATCTGATACCATACTATCTGCTATACAGAAATTAAACGGTAATATAGCTGCACTAGGAACAGGCGTATCAAGTGTAAACTTACTTACAGGGGCAGTTACACTTACTACTGAACAAATACCAGAAGGAACTAATCTGTATTATACCAATGCAAGAGGAATAGGCTCTACTTTAACAGGTTATGTAAGTGGAGCTGGAACAATATCAAGTACCGACACAATACTATCTGCTATACAGAAATTAAATGGGAATATCTCTTTTTTGGTAACAGGTGTATCAAGCGTATTTGGTAGAACAGGGGTTATTGTTGCTGCAAGTGGAGATTACACTACTACCTTAGTAACTGAAGGAACTAATCTATACTATACTAATAATAGAGGTATTGGTTCTACCCTAACAGGATATGTAAGTAGTTCTGGAACAATATCTTCGACAGATACAATATTGTCTGCTATACAGAAGTTAAATGGGAATGTTTCCGCTTTAGTCACAGGAGTATCAAGTGTAAATAGTCTTACAGGAGATGTTACATTAACTACTGAAAATATATCAGAAATAACAAACTTATATTATACAAATGCAAGAGGAATAGGTTCTGTATTAACTGGTTATACAAGTGTAGCGGGAATAATATCTTCTGCAGATACTATACTTTCTGCTATACAGAAACTAAATGGCAATATTTCTACTTTAGTTACAGGTGTATCAAGTGTATTTGGTAGAACAGGGGCTATTGTCGCTGTAAGTGGAGATTATACAACCACTTTAGTCACTGAAGGAACTAGATTGTATTATACGAACGCAAGGGGTATTGCTTCGACTTTGACAGGATATGTAAGTGGTAGCGGCACAATATCGTCTTCCGACACAATATTATCTGCCATACAGAAACTAAATGGCAATGTATCTTCATTAACAACAGGAGTATCAAGTGTATTTGGCAGAACAGGAGCTGTGATTGCCGTAAGTGGAGATTACACAACAACTTTAGTAACAGAAGGAACTAACTTATATTTTACAACAGCTAGAGCTAGGGTATCTGTATCCGCAGGAACAGGTCTTACTTACAATTCAACTACAGGTGTATTTAGCTCTACTATAACTCAGTACACGGATGCTTTGGCAAGAACTGCTATATCACTTACTACTACAGGAACAAGTGGGGCGGCAACATACAATTCTACAACAGGAGTTTTAAATATCCCTCAATATCAAGTTGGAGTATCTTCATTTAATACTAGAACTGGGGCTATTACATTATCTTCTGCTGACGTTACTACTGCTTTAGGATTCACTCCTTATAATTCAACTAACCCAAGCGGATACATAACAAGAACTTCTTTAGATGCAAATACTCCCTTGAGTTACAATAACTTAACAGGTGTATTTACTATAAGCCAAGCTAATGCAACAACTAATGGTTATTTAAGTTCATCTGACTGGAGTTCATTTAATAACAAAGTTCCTTCAACAAGAACTTTAACCATCAATGGAATTGCATTTGATTTAAGTGCGGATAGGAGTTGGAATATTTCAACTGGTGGAATAACAGGAAGTGGCACTTTAAATAGAGTACCTTTATGGAGTAGTAGCTCTAATTTAATTGACTCTAATATATATGCAGATTCAGGAAGTATTTTATTTAAAAACCCTAATGGTGGCACTAGAACTTTAGCCTTTCACCCTTTTGGCACAATATCTGTTAATAGCGGGTATTCAATACAAAGCTCAGAGCCAATATTTTACTTAACGCCACTTCATGTATTTCAAGCAGGTGCACTTAGTTCTGAATTAACAATAAGTAACTTAGCTAATGACGCTGGTACAGTTATCAAATCTTTGAATTGCGAAGGTAATGGTACTACGTTTTTTACTCCATTACAATTTCAAGCAGCCTCTTTTTCATTTAATGCCGAAATAACCGCTACATCATTTAAGAAATCAGGAGGATTATCTACTCAATACCTGATGGCAGATGGCTCAGTTACCACAGGCGGAGCAAGTGGCATTACAGGAAGTGGTACATTTAGATATGTTCCATTGTGGGGAAGTTCATCTTCCTTAGGGGATTCGATGATTTTCTATAATCCTTTGTTTAATTCTATGGCAATAAAATTGCCAACTGCAAATAATCAATTAGAGTTTCTTCCTTATGGAAATTCTATGACAAATGACACTGGAAATACAATATTTAGTACAAGTTTTACCCCTGCAACTGGTACAACTGGGGCGATTAGAGGATATGTTCCTTTAGTGCTTATAGCTAAAAGACTTGAATTTTACTCAACAGATGTTACTCAAGGGCAGAGTGGTTCTTCTGTGACGAATAGATTTATTGTAGTAACAGATGATAGACAAGGTTTCCCTTCATTCGGAACAACAATATCTTCAGGAACAGCCGATTCTTTTACTGCTCCAATGTCATTTAAAGCTAGTTCTTTTACTTTTGAAAACCCAGTTAAAGCAACCTCATTTATTAAAGAAGGAGGGTTATCTACTCAGTACCTAATGGCAGATGGTTCAGTTACTACAGGTGGGTCTGGTAGTGGAAATGTTTCTGGAACTGGAACTATTAATTATATAACAAAGTGGTCAGCCACTAATACAATAAGTAATTCTTTATTATTTGATAATGGAACAAATATTGGTATAGGAACTACAAGCCCTATTGCTAAATTAGACTTAGCATTTACTCCATCTGTTGGCACAGGAATGTTGCGGATTGCAGGAACAACAACCGTTAATGATAGCTTTACATTATCAAATGCTACAAGCAACAGTAATGTATTTATTCCTATATTTCAATATAAGGCAACTACTTATGGATACGGAGGAGGAGCTAATTTATACCCATCAGGAACTTATGGAGGTGGATTTATTGCTAATGTAGATGACGTATCTTATCCTGATGGTATTGGTGCAGGTGCAGCGATGCACTTTAATGCAAGAAATTATGCTAACACAGGGGCTTTGTCAAATAGAAATTTATTTTCATTTGGAAATTGGTTAACTAATTATTTAGTTATAAAAGCAAATGGAAACATAGGGATTGGAACTAATGATGCTACTGAGAAATTAGAAGTTATTGGTACGGTCAAGGCTAACTCTTTTGTAAAATCAGGAGGGTTGTCTACCCAATACCTGATGGCGGATGGCTCAGTTACTACAGGTGGCTCTTCTGGTGTTACAGGAAGTGGAGCTATAAATTATATTGCAAGATGGAACTCTGCTACAAACATTGGTACTGGAGCAATATATGATACTGGTTCAGCAGTTGGAGTAGGAACTCTTCCAAGTGTTGCTTATGTATTTAATGTTCAGGGAGTTTCAGGTAAATATATATCTTTTTGGACACCTACTATTGGAGGGAACAATGAAAATGGTATTATAAGTCACGATGGTAATGGATTAAGTGGTTTAACTCCATTGCAAATTACTACTTCAGCATTATATCTCCCTGCGACATTTATTAATACTACTTCCGTATCAGGTGGTGGTGCATTACAAGTTGGAGGAGATGTTAATATTAGTGGAACATTTAGAGTTAATGGTACTGCAATTGGAACAGGTGGTGGAGGGGTATCTGGAAGTGGTACTTTAAATAGAATGACTGTGTGGACAGGAAGTACTTCTATCGGGGATAGTTCATTATATACAAGTTCTAATGGTAATTTATATATAAATACTTCTTCAGGTACAGCATTAACAATTGATTCTTTTTCACCAAATACAACACAAAGAACAAATTTAGGAACTATTGAAGGGTTGAGTACATGGGCGACAACAAGATTTGTTGATAATAATACTGATTACAGAGGTATTGGTCAAGGTTTTATGGTACAATCAGGTAACGCAAGGGGTGTGATTTACGGAACTGTTCCAAATAATTCAACTCAATCATTTATACATTTTTTAGTTTCTAATGGAGCTGGATTGTCAAATTGGATAAATAAGATGACAATAAAACCTACAACTGTTAATATATCATCATTACCAACATCTACATCAGGGTTAGTAACAGGAGATTTATACAGAGATTCAAATGGATTCGTAAAAGTTGTATTGTAGTATTAATTATTGAAACACTTTCTTTATCTTTGCATAGTTATTAACTAAAATCAAACAACAAAATGGAAGTTAAAAAATTAAAGTTTGTCAACTTACTTTCTTTAGATGCAGAATTAAACGGGTTTTACCGTGAAGCACAAAAGGATGCAGAAGGAAATCAAATTTCTCCTGAAATCAAAATCATTGGTTTACTAAACAGTTTACCAGAGGATATTAGTTTTGTAGTAAAGTACAGACTAGATAAGATTGCTAATGTAATTGCAACAGAGAAGAAAGTATTCTACAGTATGCAAGAAGATTTAGCCAAGAAGTACGGAACAGAAAAGGATGGAAGTATCACCATTGAGAAAGATATTGATGGTAAACCCAACCCTAAGTTTGACAAGTTTCAAAAAGATAACGAAGAGTTATTGATGGAAGAAATCGAAATCTCTTACAAGCCAATTCCTTTAGCTACATTAGAGAAAGTTACTAGCTCTCAAAGATATTCTATTCTATACGACTTCATCGAAGATAATGAATAATGAACACCTAATCTTGTTTGGTATAATATGGGGGGCTGTTGTTATGACAGCCACCATATTTACAATATTCAAGTACATTTCTGTAAAAGGAAAAGGCAAATAATGCAAAATATTATTTTGTAAAAAGTTCATTATATTCTATCTTTGTTATGTAATACTTAGATAAATGAATGAACATCATCCTTACGTTGGAATAGTAAACATAGTGTTAGCTTTTACTGGTGCGGTCATGTCTGTGATGTTAGCGAATATTCAAATAATGGTAAGTATTATTGCTGGAGTTATGGGTATAATCTCGGCAGGATTTGCAATAAGGTATTACTACTACAAAACAGAGGAAGTTATAAAATCTAAAAAAGATGCTGATTGAGTTCTTTAAAGATGGCAAAGGATATTTATCTCATACACGACTCATTTCTATAATTGGGTCGTTTTGTGTTTTTGGGGTATTCATTTATATGCCAGAGAACGAAGGTGTTCAGAACTTAATGACAATACTTCTTACGGGTTCTTTAATCAACGCAACTGCATCTAAGTTTGCAGATAAGACTAAACAAAATACAGAAGATAATGGTGACATCAAGTCAAGCCCTAAAAAAATACGGAGAACCATCCGTTAACAATAAGTCTTTAATATTATGGGATGTTCCATCTGATTTAGAGATAGGTGTTATTCCTAAAAGAGTCTATTGTAACAAAGATTTAGTAATCCCATTAGGGAATGCGTTTAAGAATCTTATTGATACAGGTTGTGTTGATGAACTAAAGACTTGGGATGGATGTTTTAATATCCGAAAGAAAAGAGGTTTAAGTTCAATGAGTCTCCATAGTTGGGGATTAGCTGTAGATGTTAACGCATTTGAAAATGGATTAAACCAAACCCCTAAATTAAGTAAAGAGTTTGTAACTTGTTTTACGGATGCAGGATTTGATTGGGGAGGAACTTGGCAAAGAAAAGACGGTATGCACTTTCAACTTAGTAAGATATGAAAAAGATAATTCTATTTTTGTTTATCATATTTTCGTTTTCTTGTAGAACAAACAGGGTTGTTTATCAAAAAGAGACAACAACGGTAAGGGATACTATCTATAGCTACAAGACAATCGAGAAGATAAAGCGTGTTAAGGATACATTGATTATATCAAATCCTTGCGACTCATTAGGTATGCTTACTAGGTTTTATAGTAAACTTGTTTTACCAAATGGAAATGTAACTATCCGCTCAAACAAGAACAACATAATAGCTACCGTAAATTTAGATTCTATATCAAACATTTACGAAGAGAAGTATAAGAGTAAATTTTCTAATCTGTCACAAATATCTACTAAAATTGCTACAAAAACAGTTTATCCGTCTTGGTTAATAACTTGCTTTATTTTTGAAAGTTTAATTATTTTAGGTTACATTTACATTAAGTTTATCTATCGTAAATAACATACTATGGCGAAGGCAATTAATGTAACGGTATTCAAGAAGAAATCTAAGAAAAGCAATAAAGGCATTCATGCCAAAACAAAACAAAGTTCATCAAAAGGTTCTGCAAACTATGCAAAGCCATATAAAGGTCAGGGTAAGTAAATTTTTTTTCATTGTTGATTAGTAATGCCTCATCTTATTAAGTTGGGGCATTATCGTATATAAGAAAAATTTCATAACTTTGGGTAAATTAATTAGAAAAATATAATGGCAATTTCTATCTCTGATGCACACGATTTTGTTCGTGGTATTATCAAAAAGAATAAAGGGGGATTTATCTCTCCTAAAGATATAGATAGAGCAATCAATAGAGGGGTTGCTGATTGGATGAGTGCGGTTATCTCAAAGTATCATAGAACAGGTAAGTTTGAATACGACCACTTAATAGTAAAGAGAGCTTCTTTTAGCTCCACTCCTGTTAACGCAGGTGTACTTACAGTTCCAGAAGACTACGTTGAAGGCTTAACTATTTATCATACAAACGCTGACGGTATTTTAGTTGAAGGAACATTATACTCTTGGGATGAGTTTTTAGAGATAAAGAATAGTTCTATTCTAGCTCCTGACAGAGAGTATCCTGCTGCAACTATTTACTTAGATACAAATAGCTCTCCTAAGATAGAGTTTGCTCCAGTTCCAACTTCAGGAACATTCTTATTTACATTTGTGTACATGAGAAAGCCTGCTACAGCAGTTTATAACTACACGGTAAACAATGGTAATATAACATTTAATCCTACGGGCTCTGTTGATATAGATGTGGCTGACAGGTATTACTCTGACATCATAACAAGAGCGTTAATGTATCTTGGAATCACATTAGAAAATAACGCAGTAACAAGCACGGAGGCTATAATGGATAGCAATCAAATAAATGATGAACGCAAATGATAACTAAAAATAAGTTAGCAGAAGAAATCCAAAGGATTTATGCTAGATTTCTAGATAAAGACAATCCATCTGACGTAATAGACTTGCGTGAGGTTAAACTTATTTTGGAGCAGTCTATTAATAAAGTTCTAAAGATACAGGTTGCTGAATCATTTAAGGCTGGATTAATAGATGTACCTAGATGTAATATAATTGAATACACTTGTGCTGTAACATCTGATTCAGCTAACACTCGTTCTTATATTACATTGCCTGTTACTCCAATAACATTACCATTAGATATGGGAATATGGAGTATCGCTGCACCAACAGCTGCCGCAACACCTTATATCCCTATCCCTGCACAAGATGTTCTTGTGTTTGGCACAATAGCTTCAGGAACAAATGTTAGCTACTTAGAGGGGCAGATTGGGTACTATGTTCAAGGTAAGAAGATTTACTTTACAAAAGATATTACATTGTCTGCTAACGGCTCAATATCAAGCGTCAAGGTAAACATCTTAGCAGTTGACTTTGACCAATTTACGGATACAGAAATGTTACCTATTTCACCAGAGGTAGTAACCGCTGTGATTAATGAAGTTTTAACAGTAATAAGTAACGGAAGAGTCTCTCAGGCTGAATTAGATACTCAACAAAAATAAAGATGAAGACTAAATCATTAAATATAATTGTTAGGGATGCGTTATTAGATAACGGATTACCACTGCATTATTATACAAGATACTTGCATCATGCACTTCGTATAATGGATGAGCTTTCTATGGATTTTGATTTAGGTAATGTCAAAATGCAAGAGTTATCTGTTACTTCGTATCAAAGAGCAATACTACCTAACGACTTTATAGATGTAATTGATGTGTCTGCAAAACATGGTGAAAGGTTATTGCCATTAGAAAGAGACAGAGCATTAAATAAAATTTACAATCGTGATGATAGTGGTAATAAGATTATTTACCCTACCGACACTAATATTAATTATGATGCAGAATTTAATTACAACTTAATTTCTGGGGCAAACAACTTAAATACAAGAGGTGAGTTAATAGGAAGATATTATGGTAAGCAACGTAAGCCATTATTAGTTTATGATATTGATACAATCAATTCTGAAATAGTATTTTCTAATACTATGGCATTGGAAGAAGTTACATTAACTTACCTAACATCTGCTGTATCTAAATCTTCGGCTAACTTAGTTACTCCTTACGCAACAGATGTTATTACTAAATATGTTACAATGATGGCTGCAAAAGCAGAAGGAGGTACATTAGGTAAATTTCAATTAGCAACTCAAGAGTATAATAATGCTAGAAGAGTATTTAGAGCAAGATTAAATTCAATGGATTATGCTGAAATTATCGGAGCATTAAGAAGAGGGATTCACGGTAGTATAAAGAATTAACAAACTCAAATTTAACATTTAACAAATGGCGAAGATAAGTCTCAGAGCATCAGGGGGTTTAAACAAGGATTTTGACCAAAATAATTTACCTGAAGGTGATTATACGTCGGCATCAAATATTATATTCGACTCTGGTAAATCAGGTGGTGCAGGAGCAATTCGTTTATTAGAGTCAATAAGAGATTCTAATATTTCATTTTCTGGTACAATAAAAACTACAACTCAAGATGTAGATGGCTCAATATATGTTTTAGAAGATGCAGGAACTACTGCTACTATATCTAAAATACCTAGTACGTTAGATTCTAAAACGGTTGTAGTTACATACACACACTTAGTTGTGACAACATTTGTTCCTGACCTAAGGGTTATTGGAAATACACTTGTATGGAATTATGCAGAAGAAGGTGTTGTATTATCATTTCCATTGACAGATGGTTCTGGAGCTACACGAACATTATCTGATTTAAAACTACAAAAAGATACTCCTAATAACGTTGTAAGTATCACAAAAAATATTGGAACAGGAGTCGATTTTCTTGAAGCAAATGATTTTCAATTTGCAAGTAGATACCAATATAAGAATAAAGAATATTCTGTTTTAACTAATTATAGTCAATCATATAAGGGAGAGAAAGGGACAGCAAGTTATAGTTTAGCTTATTCATTTACAATTAAACCTCATTTTGCAGAATATCTTGAAGTGTATGTAAGAGTTGGTAATGATGGAATTTGGAGAAGAATTGATACTCAATTAATATCATCTTATACTGGGGCATTTACTTGGACTGGACAGACTTACGAAAGCTTAGATATTGTTACAACAGGCAGCCCATATGATGCTATTCCTGTTAACGCAAAGCATATTGAAATAGCAAAGAATAGAGTATTCTTAGCTAACATAAAGGATGACTACGATATGACTCCTGCTAATTTAGATTTTAGTTTAGGATGGGTAAGTGGATACACTCTTCCTACGGGTGGGGAATATAATTCTTATATTAGTGGAGCTGGGTTAACATCTCCTTCTAGCTCAGAAACTGAGTCACTAGGAGCTAATTCAGTAAAGCCTTTTGCAAACAATTCTATTTATGGAGTTGGTATTGCTTTCTATGATTCTGCTTTAAAAACAAGAGGTGTTGAAAAGTTTGAGAAGTTTACTACAGGCAACTTTGCTTACCCAATGATTCCTACGTTTTCTGTTACATTAAACGCAGGATATACTAGACCTGCTTGGGCAAAATATGCGCAACTTGTTTATACTAAAAACATAAGTAAATCTTATTTCTTTGAAGGATTTGCAAGTAATATCTACTTTCAATTAAATCAAGTAGAAACAAATCTTGTTACCAAAGAGGTAACTAATGTATCTGTAGCTAGTCAATCTGTAACATCTACGCAAATCAATGATATAAAATATTTTGTAGTTGACTTAATGGGAATGTATAGAGCTGGGTATGTTTATACCGTAGAAGAGGGAGATAGAATATCAATAAATACACCTAATGGAATACTCGATTTAAAAATAAAAGGTCAAGAAAATAACTTGATTTATTGTGAATATACGGGTGGAGTAATGACTAATGTTGCAATTCCTGACCCTAAGCTATTGTACTTTGAAATATATAGCCCTAAGCAAGTTCAAGAGGACGAGTCTTTAGTATTTTACGAATATGGGAATATGACAGATATGTCTGCTTGGGCGGCTAATTCTACAAAGACTTTTGCTGGAACAGGTACTTTAAATGCAATTAATAATTCAAAATTAATTGGAGATACGGTATTTAGTAAGCTGGAAATTGCTACCTATAAGACAGCTCCATTTTTATATAATACTCAAAGAGTTAAACCTGCCGCTATTGGAGCGGGTATAGTTGAAGATGTTGTCACTGTTGTGAATGAGGATTTCTCTTCATTCTCTAGTAGTACAGTTGGCGCTAGAGAAGCTTCTGATAAAATAGTAAGCCCTCTTGTAACAAATATTCCGTCAGGAAGTAATGGAGATGGAGCATCAATTGTTGGGTCAAATACTGCATTTAAGGTAGCTGGATTTTATGATATTGGATACCAAAAAGGAGGTGTTAATGTAATGACAATCACCTATAATATGGCGGCAACATATTCTCTTATGTTAAATCCTTCTGTTACATCTCCAAGCGGCTCTATGAATTGGAGTTTGAGCGGGCAATTATACAAGACTCCTTATAATAATATAAAAAATGAGTACAATGCGGTTTCAGAAAAAATAGGAAACTCTTTTGATATTTATTATCAGACATATTTATTGCAAGCATCTACAGGTACTTCACAATCAATAAATGCAGTTCAAACTATTAATCTGAATACTGATTTAAAATCGCCAATAGAAGCTAATGATAAATTTTATATTGAATTAACTTTAAAGTTATCTTCGACAGAAGGAAGACCTAATGATGTTCTTGTGGCGCAGGTTACTATTAGTAAAAACCCAGCTTCTACTTACGGAATAACAATTTCATTAAACGGAACAAGAACTTCTCCGCAGACTATTACTACTGTTAATCCAAATACAGAGATAGAAGCTATTGGTACAAAATATATTGTTAGGTCAATATCTAATGCTACTTCAAATAAGTATTGGAATACATCTGCTGGGAAGCCATCTCTTGTATCAATAATTAGTACATCTACAAGAAGAACAAATACAATTCGTTACGGAGGAAACTTTGTTGCAGGAACAGATATAAATAATATCAGTTCTTTCTTTGCCTTAGATTCAAACGATGTAGCTATAGAAAATGGAGAGATAACTTCTTTACAAAGAGCTTCTCGTTTACAGGGGAATGGTTCAATGCTATTAGTGCTTTGTCAGAAAGAATCAGCATATATTATGCTAGGAGAACAGGAATTATCACAAGGAAATAATAGTTCAATATATGCTTTAACAGCAAATATGATTGGTACTATTAGAAACTTTGGTAATAATCTAGGTATGCTTACGAAGCAATCTGTAATGAACTATAAGGGGATGATTTGGTGGTGGGATGATTTTAATAAGAAAGTTGTTAAATATACTCCTGATGGATTAGAGACTCCTAGTGATACTTATATGCGCTCCCACTTCTTAAATAAATCTGGTGCTGCAAACTTCTCTTATGACCCGTTCTATAATATGTGCTATGTATCTATTGGTTCTGATACAGTTTGCGCAGGTTATTCTGATAATCGAAAAAGATGGATTGCTGAACAATATAACATTAAAAGTGATTTTGCAGAAAGCTATGGAGATAAGATGATTTTATTTAAGAGTGGGGTAATGTATAAGTCTATTGCAAATGCAACTACAACTGACTACAATAACTTACTTGGAACTCCTTATAATGGAGTAATAACACTTACATTAAATAGTAGACTTCCTGTTAATCCATTAAACGTTTCTATATCTCACAATATGACTGTGGTAGACTGGAATACTTCTAATTACGTTCAGGCTAGTTTACTTACAATAGGTATTTCAAATGAGAATGGACAGACTACATCAATCAACGAATCTAACTTTCTAGTAGAAGACAATAGATTATATGCTCACGTTATGCGAAATGAGAATACTCAAAGGAATGGAACTACTATAACCAATGCTATTATAGAAGGAGATTATATGGTTGGTTATCTAAATAAATTCGTTTTAACACTTAAAGATAGAACACAGAATATGAGGGTCAATTCATTAGATGTTGAATTTGCTTTTGTTTCTGGACATTCGTAAAACAAAATAGATTCATATTGAAAAATATGTTAACTTTACTTAAATAATAAAAATATGTTAGACCCAATTTCAATTGCAGGTATGGCAACTTCTCTAGCAGGAGGCGTTGCTAGTTTATTTGGGGCAAGTGCTGCTAAAAAAAGAGCTGATGAGCAAATCGGTAAGGTAACCGCATTTAATCTTGGTCAGCAAAATAATTGGGATACCAAGATGGCTGAAATGATGGCTGCCCAAAAAGCAATACCAACTTATCAATCAGATATGTCTGGATATCAAGCACTCTCTGATAAAGCAAGACTTAATGAGATTCAAGCATCTGGTCAAACTCGTGTTGCTGGACAGCAATTTGCTTTAGACCAAGCTGACCAATCTTATGCTAATTTAGTGCAAGCTACGGGCAAGTTAGGTGGTTCTCGTGCAGATATGGCTACATCCTTACTTATGGGGCAACAAAATGTTTCAGCACAAAAAGGACAGACATTAGCTCAAGGACAACAAATGATGTTTCAAGACCAGCAACAAGCTAGAATGAATACATTAAATACGCTTGGGCAAGTTGCCGCAGCAAAGGTGATGGAGGGCTATAAAGAATATGGGTCTCAAACGGCTAATAGACAAGGTGTAATTGGGCTTATGGGGCAAGATTTACAAGGAAGAACTGCTTTAGCGCAACAAGGTTTTCAATCTCAAATGATGGCTCAGAATATTGCAGGGCAAGCTGCTGACCAATTATATATGGGTGGAGCAAATCTTCTTGGAACTATTGGTTCTGGATTAAATGCTATTGGTATGCAAAATATGAAAATGAGTTCATTTTCTAAAATGATGGGTGGCAATTCAGGAAATTCTTGGCAAAATATGCAAGGGGCTCAAATGGCTGGCTTATTAGGATAATAATTAATAAAATAAAAAATGGCAGATTCTTATTTATATAACCCTTCTGAAACAATTGGAAGAGGTTTTGCTCAGGTTCAAGCTAGTATTGGTAATGTATTTACTCAATTAGTTGCTCAAAAGCAAAACGACTATAATATTGCGGAAAAAACTTTTGAAAACATTAATGCCTTAACAGACCAATTGGGTCAATTTGGGCAAGAAGAAATTACATCTAAAACTCAAAATCTATTAAATGATGCGGCAAAAAGCATTATAAAAAATGGTAAATTAGATTATTCAGAAGTTGGCAGGATAAGAAGTCAAGTTGGAGCTATTAAAAATAGAAAAGCTGCAATTGAGGCTGGAACTCAAATGTTAAAAGATAACACTCAAATTGCTATAGCAACTAAAGATGATTTACTTAATTTAGCTACTACTCTTAATGATATGAGAGGAGTTGTATTAAATCCAAATAATCTTTCTGCCGAAGATATGGGAAGGCAGATGCAATCTATTTATCAGAAAAATATTAATACAACTAAAGCTGCATCTGATATTTTTAGTAGAATACTTCCTGCTTCTGAATACGCTACAACTTATATGAAAGATGGGGCAGAATATCAGGTGGCTGGAACTAAGATTACAGGATTTGAGCGCAATAATGCTACAGGAGAATGGCAGATGCCTGCTCCAATTCAGATTAAAGATGCTAACGGAAAACCAGTTCTTAATCCTGATGGTACTCCTAAAACTCAAACTGTTACACAAACTGCAACAGAAGCATTTAAACAACAAGGAGAACCTATATTAAAAGCCATAAGAGCTCAAATGGGGGAAAACTCTGTCTTCCAAACAGACGAGCAACTTTTAGCACCTTTTCTTCAGCAGTACATTCAAAGTAAAAATACTGCTCAAAAAGAGTTACAAGTTAAGAGTAAAGTAGAAACAGATATTCAAAAAGCGACTCTTGAAGGTAAAATAATTGAAAACAAATTTGCTCCTAGAGAAAGACAAGCAGGTATTCAAAAAACTCTAGCGGATACTAGGTATATTAATGAAAAGATATTAGGGGAACAGTTAAGTAATAAATTGAGTCAAAACTTGGTTGACGACACTGTTCCATTAGCAGAGCTTGGTATAAGATACGATGCTAACACAAAAGATATTGACTTAGGAAAAGACTTAAAGATAAATGCAAATTGGAATGGAAAACAAACTCCATTCCTTGCTACAGGTATGCACTATAATAAGTCAAAAGATATGTATTATTTGACTGGATACCCAAATCCAAGAGATTTTGAAGGTAAGTTTGAAGCAGGAGAAGCTCCTATACAATATATCCCTATTGGCAAATCAGGCAGATTAAGTGGACAATCTTATACATCATTATTATCTAGAATCAAGTCAGTAACAAATGATGAATCTCGTAATCTATTTGCTAGTAAACTTAATAGATTTAGGCAATTAGAATTGGCTTCTAGTGGGCAAGGAGCGCCTGCTGCACCTGCTGCACCTGCTAAAGCACCAAGCGCAAAGTCTCAGTTTAGTTCTGGACAAAAGGTTGGGAGTACCATTTATTTAGATAGAAAATATCAAAAAGCGGAAGCTCAAATCAAAAAAGACAATAAGGCTCAAAATGTTATTTACATAAACTAATAGAATAGATGTCAAAGCAACAAGCTAAAATAATAGACCTATCCAAATATGATAGTTTAATTCAAGAAGATACTTCATCTAATGTTGAAACCATAGATTTATCTAAATACGATAGTGTTATACAACCTGTAAAAAAAAAAGACGTTACGGCATCATCTGGGCAGGAAGATTCTACGGGTTTATTCTCTGATATTGCAAATTATTTTGCAACAGCAAAACCTGTTCATTCAGGCTTAGGAGTTTCCCAAACAAATAAAGAATTAGAGTCTAATTTTCAATACAATCCTAAGAAGCAACTTACTCAAGAAGAAGCTCTTCTTAGAAAGAAAAGTCTTGCTCAACGTGCTGCTATTGATGATGTAGTAACTTCTACATTGCTAAGAAGTACTCCTTATGATAATCTTTTAGATAATTTCTTGGGCAAACCTCTTGCTTCAGGAGGCTTATCTTTAGTTGGAATGGCTACTAACGTATTAGGTGGAGCTGTTGATTTCTTTCAAAATGTAGCTGTAAAATCTTATGATGCTGTTAAAAAAGGGCAAATAGGAACAGGTTATACCCCTGAAAAAAAGGCTACTTCGGAAGAAGGATTGGGTGGAGGAATATATGATTTTGCTCAAAACTTACAGAATGCGAGTAACTCTTTTATGCGTCAAGCTAAAGTCGATAGAGGAATTAAAAACGAAGACGTAGATAAAGGTTATTCAGAATTAATTCAAGAAGGAAAGGTTGGTGACGCATTTACAACATTAGGACTTAGTGTTGTTCAGCAAATCCCACAAATGGTTGCACTTGCCTCAACAGGAGGCTCTGCTGGAGCAACATTTGCTGGAGCAACTCTTATGGGTACAGGTTCTTCGTTAGGAGAGGAGTATGCAAAGGATAAAGATATTGAGGCAAAAGATGCTTTAGTTGCTATTGGGAAAGGGGTTGTAGAAGGTGCTACTGAATCAATCTTTAGAACAGATATTGCCGCCTTAAATAAATTAAAGAGCTTAATTACAACTGAAGGTAAAGAAGCTGTTAAAGAGGAGTTTATTAGAAGCTTTGGAGGCGTTATAAAGAAAGCCTTATCTGGAGCAGGAGAAGAAGGGATGGAAGAAGTTATCGCCAACTTAGGTGGTACAATAATAGATAGTGCAGCTGATGATAAATTTGACCCTAAAAGATGGAATGATTTAATTCAAACTTCTATTGATTCTTTTGTGTTAGGGGCGGCTTCAGGAGGAGTAATGAGTGGAATGGTTGCTAAAGCTGCTTTAACACCTTTAACCGATGAACAAGAGCGTCAAATAAAAAGATACAAAGAGGTTGCAACAAATGATTCTTTTTCAGAAGACATTCGTAAGGCGGCTACTCAAAAAATAGATGATATTATTAAGGATAATGCTAATGAAACAAATAGTAATTACAGACTAATAGCTGATATTGAAGATGTAAATAAGAGAGCTGAAGTTATTAAGAACTTAAATGAGATAAAAGATGAAGAGTCTAAGCAAAGAGAGCTCCATGATGAGAGTTTAGTTGCGGCTTCAAATCAAATAATTGAAGATAAGAAAGCTAGAGTAGATAGTATTATTCAAGAAAACATTGAAAATATATTCGGCAGAAGTGCAGAAGGTATTAAGCAAGAACAGAAAGCTGCAAGAGAACGTGCCGCTAATTATTTGGATAACAATAATTATTATCTAGGGTTTACTGAAAATAATGCTGGTTTACTAGATAGTATTAATAATAACGAAGAGGTTGATGTAAGAGAAGCTAATAAGGCTACTGCTTCATTATATGACTTGGAGGCAAGCGTAATTGCAGACGACTCATTGACTAATCAAGAGCGTAATTATATCCTAAGAGACATTTACGCAAGGATAGATAGTGTTGAAGGTTATGATAAAATAACTAAAAATGGAGTTGCTTTAACTGAATCTGAAATAGAATCTAACCGTGCGTCTAACTCTAAAGTAAAAGAAGAAAGAGTTAAGAGAGTTCGTAATGATAGATTTGATGGTGAATTATTCAAATTTACTACAGAAGACGGAATAGAAATGTCTTTAAGAGCATCTGTCAATGAAAAGGGAGATGTTACAATGAAGCCTATTCGTAAATCTTTCCGATACAAAACAGAAACTGAAGCTAAAGCAAATGAAGGCTTTAATATAAAAGGTAATCTTCAGGTAGGAGAAATTAAGCGTAATCAAGATGGGGATATAATATCTGCTACATTGACGGATAGTAAAACTAAAAAATCATTTAGAACAAATAATGAAGAATTAGTTTCTTACTTACAATCTGTTCAAGCAAGAGAATCTTTAGCTAAAACTGCAAAAGAAGGATATGTTGTGGATAGCGATATTGAAACGGTTGCAGGCAATGATGTCTTATCAAGAGTTACTCCGTACACTAAGACAAGATTAAAAAACTATGCAGCTTCATTGAAAAGCATAAATCCTAATGCTAGGATAGTTCTATATAAGAGTGATGCTGATATGGCAAAAGGGCTTATAGCACAAGGCATTAAGCCAGCTAGAGCAAGGAAAGCGGCTAAGGGAGCTATGGGTCTTCAATACAATAACGTTGTCCATGCTAACGTATCAGTAATGGACGACTCAACAATTGGGCACGAAGTATTCCACTTAGCGGTAAGAGATATATCAAGAGTTGAGCCAGCTGAATTTGTTAAAATGGTTAACAAGTTAAGTAAAATGCTTAAAAGCTCAAACAATAAATACCTTACTAATTTTGCAAACCTATACGAAGGTGAAGAATTAAAAGCTGAAGAGTTTTTGTCTGAATTGTTAGGCGTTTTGACAGCTAAAAGATTATCATTTAAAACTAAAAATGCAGATGGTGATGTAATCTCCGTTGAAGTAGATTTTGAATTGAAAAGAACATTGATGCAAAAGATTGTGTTAGCATTAAGAGAGTTCGTCCAAAAATATGCTGCTAAAACAGGGAATAAAACTTTAATGGATTTGGCAAATAAGATTGGTGAAGAAACTAATACTACCGAAAAGTTAGCCCAATTCTTTGAATCCTTCGCTAAATCATTAAGAGAAGGAACAGCTGTTGATATGTCTTATATCAATCAGTTGGATATGAAAGTTGAAAAAGGCTCTGTCGAACAAATTAGATTACAAAAAGGAGTAGAAGAAGTTCAGAAGAACGCTTCAGAATATAAAAGTAAAGAAAAAATAGCTAAAAGAGCTCCAGAACCAGTATATGAACTCTATGCCGATGTTTCATCTATGATGGCTAAGGCTTACGCAGATACTCCGACTAATTCTAAAGAAGCAAAAGTCGTAGCAGCTTATGATGCACTAGAAAGTGAAACTATACATCAGTATGATTTTATTATATCTAAAGGGCTTAAAGTTGAAAAATATTATGGAGAAGGAGAGCCTTATGAAAATTCAACTGCAATGTTGGATGATTTAAGGAACAATAATACTCTTAAATTTTTACCAAATGAAAATGCTTTTGGAGAAGATATAAATAAGGTTTCAGATAATAGAGGATTGAAGCCAAGTGGAAGATTCTTAGAAGATAATTATGAATTAACAGTTTCTGAAGTATTTAGAGTTGTTCACGATTATTTTGGACACGGAATATTAGGTAATCAGTTTGGTGCTATTGGCGAAGAGAATGCTACATTACAGCATTTGGATTTATATTCCAATCTTGCAGCTCCAGCTGTTATATTCCAAACTAGAGGGCAAAACTCTTGGGTTAATTTTAGTGGAGAAAATACTCGTGCCGCAGAATTAAGAAAAGAAGCTAGAAAATTAAGTAAAGAAGGAAAGCAAGAAGAGTCTAAAAAATTATTGGAAGAGGCAAATAAAATCTTTAAGTTTGCTGAACCGAAAGAAAATATATTCCCAAACAAATTTAATTTCAAACAATATGAGTCAGCAAGAAGAATCAGCGAACAAGAAAAAATTAACACTAGAGCAACGCCAAGAGATAATGACGTACCCGAATTATTGGCAACATACGTTGGAAGAAGCAGCGGAACGAGGGGAATCAATAAAAGAAACATACGAAAATCTCAAAGACTTGGAAGCGTTTATGTAGACGTAATTGCAGAATATACTTTTGATGATAAAATTAACGAAGGTATAATGAAAGCATTCCCTAGCTTTAAGGGAGTTCAGAAAGTTTATGAAACAAAAGACGCTAAAGCATATAGAGATATGATGATAGCTTCCCTTGAGAATCATAAATTTGCCGCATCTGTTACCGTTTATTCGGAAGAAGATTTCAGTAAACTTAGAATGTTTATTACAGAGGATGGCTCTACAGGAGTAACATTGGGGAAGGATGGTTTATTAGGTGGTGCTTTTTCAGACCCTAAATCATCTAAGCCTAATAACTTAGCACAACTTATGGTATTGGGTATAAAAGAAGGAGCAACTATTGCAGATGCTTTTGATACTATATTACCTGATTATTATGCTAACTTTGGATTCAAGGCAGTTGCTAGAACAGAATTTAATGATGAATTTAAGCCTACGAAAGAAAGTGGTACTTCTGTTGTAGATTGGGATTATGATACATATAAGTCTTTCAATAACGGAAAGCCTGACCTTGTATTTTTTATCTACGATGGAAATGATAGAAATACAATAGAAGATAGGCTAGGATTATTTGACATCTATTCTAAATACGAAAAAGCTAACACTCAATTTTTTGCTAAAGAAGAGTATGATTCAGCTGATATGTATGCTAAGAAGGAGGCTGTAAAAAGATTAGCATTTGAATTAGAAGAAAATGAGTTAGAACCTATTAAGCAACAGTTAACGAATAAGTTAACCTCTGGTGAAGAAATTTCAAATGAAATAGAAGAAAAAGTTCACGATGGAAGCTTAAATGAAATAGAATTTATTCCACAAAAAAAGATTCTTTATCACGGTTCTCCATACAAATTCAATAAATTTAATAATGCTAAAATTGGCACAGGAGAAGGTGCTCAAGCGTATGGGTGGGGAATATATTTAAGTGAAGACCCAGAGGTTGCTCAATCATATGCTATGAGTAATCAAGGTAATAAGATGAATAGATTAAATTACCTTGATTTTTTAGGAAAGGATTTGCAGAAAAAAGCATACAAAGTTTTGCAGAATCCAAATACAAAACTTACTGATTGGAAAAGATTTCTTGAAGATAATAAAGGGTTTCTTGGGTTAAATATTTCAAGAACTAATCGTGATAAATTATACAATGCTTTTGGTGAAAGAAACTATTATACAGCCGAAGTTACGGGACAAATGGTTAATGACGGAGTGTGGTTTGATTGGCATCGTTCTGGTTATTATAATCAGCAATCGGCAACAACGGCATTTAACGGGTTTTTGAGCATACAGAGAGCATTAAGAATGATGCCATATAAAGACCAATACACTAAAGATACATTAGATGTAATCAATTTTATTTTAAACGAATATAATGGAGGAGGCAGAGGATTACAATTCTTATCGCAAAAAGGGTCAGATGTATATGAATCAATTCAATATCGTTTCGCATCTATGCCATATGCTAATAAATCTGGCAACAACTTCTTAGGCACTGCACAGCAAATGACTTCTTGGTTATTGCAACAAGCGGGTGTCGATGGAATAAGAGTCCCAACATATTATGCTCAAGGAGGTAGAAATGATGGACTAAATAATTATGTAGTATTTGATGCAGAAGCAATTAGAATAAAAAACATAAACTCTATTAGGGCACAATTAACAGGCGTTGACAAATCCGTATTGCTTGACCAAGATTTATTAGCTGACTCTAGGAAATCGGTAAAAGACCGCCAAAATAAAACATTGGTTCAGTGGTTAAAGAGTAACTACAAGTCTATTTACAAAGGAGCATTTGAAAGAAATATAAACATAAGAAAAGAGCTTGAGAAAGCAGATATGATTTATGCTTTACAAATGATGTACAATAAGGCTGGTGCTTCACAATTTGCTCAACTTAAATTTGCTCAAGCAAGTAATGAAATATATGGCAAACTTTCTAAAGAAGAAAAAGCTGTATTAGACACTATTATTCAATTAAGGAGAATTATTAAGATTGACGAAAATTTCGACAATCAACGAAGCAAATTCTTGTCAATGATTGAAAATGTTGATAATCAAATACAAGCCGCACTTGATGTAATAACTAATTCTGAATCTACTGAAGCTCAAATAGCTAAAGCTAAAAGAGATATTATTAATTACAAAGAAGAATTAGCTAGACTAAAAAGAAAGGCTCAAAGTAAGATTAGACCTAAGCACGGTAAGTATAAGGGCAACAAACAGCCTAATAAAGAATCCTCCGAAGCCTCATTGGATAAAATGAAAGGCAGTATTGGAGAAGAGGCTTATGATGAATTAAATAAAAGAGCAGACTTATATTTCAAGACATTTAGTGATTTGTTGAAATATAAATTTGATAACGGATTGATAAATGAAGCAACATATAATATGTTTAAGGATTACGATTATCAGCCTCGTAACTTCTTAAAATTCTCTTATGGGCAATTGTATCAGGATGCGGATGGTAATTTCTCTGTAGAAACTCCTATTGATGCCAACTCTTTTATTACTAGAGGTACTATTATTAATGCAGATGAAATGAAGAACATTGAATCTGGTGATTCAGATTACCTTGAGGCGGATTCTGCTAAACTATTGCACGCAGCTATGGTTACTGCTGAAATTAGAGTAGCTACAAATAATGCTTTAAAAGCATTGGCTGAATCATCTACGTTAGCTAATTACGGTTTTATAAAAGAAGCCGAATACGAAAGATATGCTGACGGGAAGATTAAGGTAGATAGGGATGGAGTTCCTAAGTTCATTGCTCCTTCTGATAATACATACAAGAATATGGTATATAAGGTTGACGGCAAGAAATATGCTTTTCAAATAAAAGATACCGAAGAGATGCCTTTAGTGGAAGAATTTAATGATGCAAGGTCAGGGGATTTTAAAACTAGTGGATACAAGTTTGTATCTAAGTTACTTCTTAGTAATCTAATGAAAGTTATAGCAACAGGTACAAATATTGCCTTCCCTATAACAAATATTCCTATTGACGTTATATCTCAAGTTCACTTAAACGACATCTACACAGGAACTGTTGGAGAGCAATACGCTCAAGCAATGTCAGGTACGCTGGATATGGCAAAGCAGTTGACTAAGATGAAATTCAACAAAGGGGATAACACTGAAATAAGAAATTTATTATATGAATTTGGGCAAGCGGGTGGTTTAATGCAAAGTTTAACTCAAGAATACGCTCCTGATTTCGGAGGTAAAGCGGGGCAAGTAGTTGATGCTTTAGGTGTATTTGGTAATATTTCCGAATTGGCATCAAAATTAAATGCCTATAAAACTTCAAGAGATATATTATTAGATGAGTATTATGCTAAAAATGGTAGAGAGGCACAAGACAAAGATTTATCAAAGATTAAGACGGAAGCGGCATATAAGTCTAGGGCAGCTATGGATTACCATAGAGGGGGAAACTGGGCTAAATATTTTGACGGATTTGCTCCTTATTTTAACGTAATGCTTCAAGTTGGCAAAATAACGGCTTCTTATATCAAGAATAACCCAATTGAGTTTAGTAAAAAACTAGCTCAATCAGGAGCATTTGTTATGGCAGTAACAATGTACAATCTTATGGTTGCATCAGATGATTATGATAATGATGATGTACAAAGAGATTTACTTAATAACTTAGTTATCTTTAATCCATATAAAAATGAAGACGGAACAAGAGGTTACACAAAAATAGCTGTTCCTTCATTCGTTAAAATGTCTTTAAACTTTTTCCAAAACTTTGCAGAAAGTTTGTATGCGGAAGAGATTGTTAGAGATAATAAGATGGCTAAGAAGTTTGATGAAAAACATAAGGTTACTAAAAGTATGATACCTATGTTAATGCCAAAATTAGGTACAGCAATTCCTCCTGCAATGAAAAGTGTAATAGAATACACTACTAATTACGATTTTTATAAAGGACAACAGATTGTTGATAAAGATAGTAGGAATCCTACATCTCCTTTCTTAGAAGGGGTCAAAGATAAGAGTGTTGCTGAATTTTGGAAAGTATTAGCTGCTACAGAAACAGGGAAATATTTAGAATTATCTCCTGCTAGATTACAGAAGGCTGCCAACAATATACTTCCTTTAACTAACCCTTATATCTCAATGGGTTACTCTATTGTTGATAAATCTGTTAATTCAGTAGCTAATCTACCAGAGAATTACCGTTCTAAATTTGATAAGAATGATAGTTGGACTTCTATTCCTGCTTCTATTCCAAATGCAATAAAGGAGCGTTTTACAGGAGTCACTGACCCTACTAAAAGATTTGTTAATAAAGAATATGAAAGTATCAGAAGAGAGGAGGCAGATAAAATGTTTGAAATGCACTCTCAAATAAAGGGTATGGTAGAAAATAACGCTTCGATATCTGATATTTTGAAGTATGCTAAAGAACAAGGAAGCGAATACAGGGAGTCTGCTAAAAGTTACGCAATGAATCTTAGGAAAAGAGAGAAGATTAATTATCGTGTTTATGAGCCAGATTACTTTGCAATGGCATTTGCTCCTAATGCAAAAGCTAAAGCGGAAATAATGTACGAGTTTGAGCAGAAAAACGATATCCCTAATATGAAGTTATATAGGAGAGACTTAATAAGATTTGGAATATTAACTCCTAATGTGAATCGTATCTACAAGGAACTTAAAGATAAAGAAAAATGATAAAGAAGATAAAAGGAGGCTACAAGTTAGTCTCCAAAACAACTGGAAGAAATTTAGGTACTGCCAAAACGAAAGAAGGCATCATTAAAAGAGAAAAACAGGTGAATTATTTTAAGCATCTAAATAAGAAAAAATAGTGTTAACTTTGATAAAATAATATTATTATGGATAGTATAGTTGAATTACAGAAAGCAAAAAGAGCTACCGCATTCGGGGCTTTAATGAATGATTATTCACAGAACTCTTCAGAAAAGGAAGATTCAGAGAACCCTCAAGAGGAGTTGTTGTGCGAGATGTTAGAAGCCTCTGCACAAGCAAAGGTTTTCCATTGGCAAACAAGCTCTTTTGCAGAGCATGAGGCTTTAGGAGAATTTTACGAGGACTTCAATAAGTTAATGGATAGATTTATTGAATCATATCAGGGCTGCTACGGCAGGATTATGATGGGTTGTGACATGGAAGTCAAGCCATACACAATGGACGCTCCTGTGACATTCCTAGAGGTATTTAAGTCTTATATATCTGGAGATGCAAGAATGTTAGTAATGGGGAATCCTGCTTTAACAAATATCTTGGATGAGATTAATGGTCTAGTAGACCAAACTATATATCGTTTAACCTTTAAATAATAATAAAATGAAAGCTAAAAAGGGAATGCCAATGAAGAGTGATTCAAAGAAGCCTATGCCTGTAATGAAAAAAGGTATGTCTGCAATGAAGAAAGGTATGTCATCTAAAAAGAGTTACTAAGATGAAGAGCGGATTATATAGTAATATTCATGCTAAAAGAGAACGAATTAAAGCTGGTTCTGGTGAAGTAATGAAGAAGGCGGGAGACAAGGGAGCTCCTACTGCAAAACAATTTAAGCAAGCAGCTAAGACTGCTAAGAAGAAGTAATGGCAAACTTGATAGAGTCACAGAAAGCTAAAAAGAAGTCTACTGATAACTTATTCGACGTGGTTAATAAAATTAAACACTTCGATATGGGAAAGTATATACTTATACTTGGAAGTGATGCTACAGATATATTCAAGTTTTATAAAGTGAAAGAAATGCACGGGCTAAATTTAAAGGATGCTCAAGCAGAAGAGGTTGATAAAACAGTTGGTAATGGAGTTTATATGTATGGCTTATCAAATTACGACCCATCAGATAAGAAGTTAACAGCAAAGCCCCCTTACAAGCCATTTGTTTTTTTAAATATGGGTACGTTTAATAAGTATTCACAAAGTGAAAAAGCAACAGCTGTTATGCACGAAACAATGCACATAAGTATATTACTTAGAAATTGGAATATAAAAGATAAAGAAGAAGAAGCTATAGGATTTGCAGAAGAGGAGGCGAATAAGATAATAGATAAATTAAAAAAACTCAACTTTTTTAAATAATATGAAAACGGGAGCTTGGCAACGTAAAGAAGGTAAAAATAAAGAAGGAGGCTTGAACGCTAAAGGTCGAGCTTCCTATAATGCTGAAACAGGAGGTAATCTAAAAGCTCCCGTTAAGTCAGGAACTAATCCTAGACGTGTTTCTTTTGCAGCAAGATTTTCTGGGATGCAAGGTGCAATGAAGAAACCTAATGGAGAGCCCACTAGAAAGGCTTTAGCATTAAAAGCTTGGGGTTTTGGCAGTGTAGCTGAAGCTCGTAGTTTCGCTAGTACCCATAAGAAAAAGAAATGATAGAAAAGGAGTTAGTAAAGTATTGTGCTATATGTGGAAGACAACAGACTTATGTAAGTTTACACAAGTTAAATAGAGCATTAAAAAATAAAGCTAACTGTAAATCTTGCACTAGGAAACTTATCGTAAAGGAGAAGAATAAAAACGAACGATATAGGGATATATCATTTAATTGGTTCTCTATAAAAAAGAAAGCGGCACTAGAAAAGGGGAGAGTATTTGAGTTTGATATAAAGTACATTTGGAGTATTTACGTCAAGCAGAATAAAGTTTGTGCATTGTCTGGATTACCACTAGACTTTGATAAAACTTCGGATGTAGCAACAGTTTCAATTGACAGGATTGATAACAAGAAAGGTTATGTTAGAAGAAATATTCAGCTTCTACATAAAGATGTTAACTTTATGAAATGGGTGTATGACCAAGATTATTTTATTAACCTATGTAAATTAATTGCAAACCATAAAAAATAGTTGATAGTGAAAAGAACAGCGAAATACTACGCATCAAATCCAGAAGCAAAAGCTAAGAAAGATGCCTATAATAAGGAATTTAATAAAAAACCTGAACAGAGGGCTAAACGTACTGAATTAGTAAAGGTTAATCGCGATAGGGGAACTTACGGAAATGGTGATGGTAAGGATGCTAGTCATACTAGTAAAGGAATTGTAATGAAAAAAGCCTCTTCCAATAGAGGTTCTCGCACAGATAGTGCAGGAGATAAAAGAGCTAGAGGGGGCAAATAACCCCCTTTCGCTTTAATTCTTAATAAGAGTTGATTCATAAATTGCGTGAGCAATTGTCGTTGGATTAAATGGTTTCTCATATAGCCCAACCAAATCTACTGCGGGAATAAAATAAGCCTCAAATTTCTTAGGCAAGGTTATCATAACTAACGCAACAATATCCTTTTTAGACGGATTATTTACAATTGAATCTTCTGTTGAAAATAGCCAAGACGGCTCTCTACCTTCCTTTGCCATAAAACTCTTAACATGAATCTGTCTCTCATCAACTGTAATATCAGCAGAGTGAGACTTTCTTTTTGATTCATAAATCATTATATCAGGTGGCGACACAACCTTATACATATCATAGGAAAGCATTGTATTAAATACCGCAAATTCAGCCATCTTGCCTATGTAAGACCATTGCTTAATATTAGCTTGATTACTTTCTCCTTTCATAGCATAAAATCTCTTAGAATAGATTCCGCTATACTTAGAGAACATATCACAAAGTGATTCTTGGTAAGAACTAGGTTCGATTAGATTTACTTTCTTTAGTTGCATAAGATAATATATGAAAAGTCATTCTGTAATGTTTTTTATTCATATCGCTTCTAGGCTCAATAGTAACCTTTTTGCAATAATTTTTTGTATCATCGGTAAGGATATTTATATGTCTTAAAAAATCCTCCCCAATTTTTATCATTATTATTGTGTTAGTTGGGTCTAGTCTAGAGTTATACTCTAGTACTACCTCATACTTATCAATCATTCTATACTTCCCCGTAAGAAGCCTAGCAAATAAGCAATGAAAATTATCTTTTATCTTATTCCTGACAGTCCAATGCTTACCTGCGAAGAATTTATTAAGGCTTACATCAATGTTCTCCCACTCAAATACTATTGTATTCTCCGTTTCATTTACCATATTATTTCATTTTAGAACTTAGATTGCAATGCACTCGGATACTTATTTAAGTAATCAAGAAAATCGTATATCATTTTCCTTGTGTACCTAATTGGTTTTGTGTCACAATGTACAATTAGCTTATTCTTTCTAATTATAGCAAGTTTCCTTGCTGACACACCTAACATTAGTCTAAGTTCCTTGTCTGTATAAAGCAACTTTTCTAACTTAACCTCTTCCATATCAGATTTTTTTATCATTTACGGTTACAGTTATATCTAATGCGACAAGATGACCATTAGAAGCTAGGTTGCAAATTATTCTATTGAGAAGATTGTATCCAACATTCCTTCTATTTGACTCTAATCCTGAAACTTGTTGGAATGATGTTATTCCCGCTGCCTCAGCAAACTGCGATTGGGTAAGACCTAATTCAGTTCTTATGTTTTTTATTAACCCTTTTTTCATATTTATACATAATTTAAAAAAAATAAAGGTATCTCTATTTAAGAGATACCCTGATTGTTGATGAACTTGATTTAATAGGAGGAAACATTTCTGTAATTTCCCCCGTTGTTTCATCTAAGATTGAAGTCTTAGATTTTAAAGTTTTAGCTAATGCCTCAATCTCTTTTAATTTAATATTGGCATCATCTAGTACTTTCTTTTGCGCAACCCAATTTGAATTAGCAGAAAAGTCAAACTTAGCAGGAGTTTCTACTTTCTTTAAAGAAACATCTAAAAGTTCAGTCTCTTCTCTGTCAAAAGTCGACAACTCTTCTAGTGCATATTCTTTAAGCCCCTTCTCTAATTCCTCTAATAAAAAGATATACTTCCTACATATAGCTATATCCTTTAAAGGGTCTCCTCCTTCAAATGCTACTTTCTCTAAGTAGTTACTAACCATATCTACCATCTGAGCCTTATTGGCTGAATAAACGGGAGATGATTCTAATTTAATAATATCTGACATAATTAAAATGGTAAAGGATTTTCGTCTAATTGAATTGATGGTAATTCTCTAAATACAGGAGCAGAAGTAACTTCTTCAACATCTACCTCTTCTACAGAATCATTTACTTCATTTTTTTTTGCTACAAAGTATGATGTTAATTCGTCATAAAGCTTATCGCCTAATTTAGAATCTTCCTCAGAGATAGCTTCTCCTATCTCAAATACGGGGACAGAATATTTAACAACGCCATTTTTTGCATCTAATACATTATTAATAGAAATATAGTTGCCTAAAAATTTCTTACTAGACTCCTTATTAAAATCAGACCAATGTTGTAATACTGAACCTTTCATTGAAATATTAACAATCTGACCATCAAGAATTACATACAAACTTGCGTTATAATGACCACCTTTCTCAACAATCTTTAATTTAATATCCTGATAAAGCCCTTTAACTAATTCGCCTCCCTTATAAGAACGAACAAATAGTTGCTCATTTTTTGTTGAGCGAACTTCATTTGAATAAATAGACGATTTACAATCGTTATCAAACCCTTTAATACTAGACAAGGAATCTAAGTATATCAATTTAATGGGTAATTTAAGATTTCTGTCGGTTTTCAATGTTTTATCGTAAAACGTAAAACACTTATCATTTGAAGACCAATTTAAGTACATCTTAACTGGGGATTCGGCTTTCGCCTTAAAAGCATCTGAACGTGCCATAATTATTTGGTTTGTTTGTTAAAAATTATTGTTGCTTTGAAATTGACTAAGAAATGTTATTCTATTAACTAATCTTGTTACTCGCCTTTCTACGGGCTTCTTAAACCTTCCGTTTTTACAAAAACTCTTAGGGTTGCTTACGATAACCTCCGCCTTGCGAAGTGCATCACTGTATGATTTTTTCATTGATAATGTTTTATTGTTCAGCAAATATAATACAAAAATATTATAATACAAAACATTTAATAAAAAAAGATGCCCCGCATAACGAGGCTCTTTAGACTATCCAATCAATTAAACAAATTAAACATTATCTGTGCCACGCATAAGGTTTTTTAATTCCTGTGTGCGTGACAGTATTGTTTGAGTTCGGTGTTGTAATATTACTTACAATATTCGTGCCAGTAATATATCCAGTATTAGGGTCTTTACCTTTACTAGAAAAGAACCTTGTAGACTCTAACTCATGCCTTAAAAACTCTATCTCTGATTTACTAGCATCTAACTCTTCTTGTAGCTCTAGTATATCCTTCTTTAATCTCTTTAGATACAACGCCCCATCAAGCAACTCTTGGTATGCGTGTTCCGCCCAATCGGATGCTGTTAAGTCAGTTCTATCCATTGTAGTACCATATTTCTTTAAGCCTACCTCTGCTCTAGCAGATATATCTTTTATCGTGTCGAACACTATACTATCTGTAAAGACAGTTACATTTTCTTCTGTTGGATTCATGTTATTCAACTCCATATTCTTTTAGTATTTGGGATATTTTATCTGCACATTCAATTTTCTTATCTCTATCTAACGACTCAAGTTTCAATGCTATATCAAACAAATGGTCTGACATAACAGATGCGTTAACAAATTGGTCTAGAACACTGTCTTGCGTATCGGAATCTTTTCCAGCAACCATTAACTCATCCACTTGCCCCTCAAGTTCTTTTATTAGCATATTGGTGTACTGCTTAATCTTGTGGTAGTACAACTTTGTGGGAACAACCTTCTCGTCGATAAAGTCTCTTAATGACTGACACTTCGCATAGTATGCAATCATATTTCTCATTTCAGAATCTGTAAGTAATCTTTTCATATTTGTTTAATAATTATTTGTGTAACCTTGTACTGTTCTGTAGTCTATTAGACCATTATTCTCCTTAAAGTATTCAACTATTGCGTGGGTAGTTATTCCAAGCATCTTAGCGTCTTCAATAAATAAACTTCTCACCTTTTTAACCCATTTATAATTGCCATACTTAAAGAATAGCTCTGATAATTCTTGAGAATAACTTCCTTTAATTTCGGTAATATATTGCTGTTTTATCTTATCTAAATATTCAGCATCTTTCTTTCTCTGTTTTTTCTCATTGTACTTCTTCATTCGATTAACTCTCTTAGCTAAGTACACATAAGATTTAATATTAAGAAGAACAAGAATCTTACCTTCGCAGTTATCGCAAGTAAATGAACGTCTTATTCTTTCTTCAATAAAATCTTCGTCGTGCTCTTTACCACAATATGGGCAGTGTAGGTCATCCATTGTAACGGTACTTATTCTTAAGTATATATAACCATAAGGGAATCATCCATTCGATAAAATATCCATTTACCTTTAATAATCTTCTATCATTTCTTTTGGTAGAATAAGAAAGCCAGTCAGCTTTTTCGTTAAAGAAGTAAACACCCCATCCGAATAATCTGAAGCAGAATGTCTCATTAGTGTAATGGAAGATGAAGTATTTAGTTATCATTTGTATTTTGTGTATTGCGCTACACATATTTGTCTGTTTTTGTATGATTTATTATACATTATCATTCAATTTTACATATTATGAATGATATACTTTACATATTGCGCAGCCCCAAAGGATTTGAACCTTTACCAACGGTTTTGGAGACCGTTATACTACCATTATACTAGAGACGCATTTGCTTGTCTTTCCAAGCGGTCATCAAATTTTGGTAAGGAAGGAAATCTCTTGCCGAGATAACAGGAATCGAACCTGTAATAATAATTGCTACAAGAGGCTCATTAAAAATGTATCGAACTTTGTTACGCAATTATAGCGTCTACCATTCCGCCATATCTCGTGGTTGGGTCTTTCCCCAATTGTCACCTATTGCTTTTGACGTCTCAATTTGGAATTGTTTCCTAAAAACTTCTCCTCCTCTCTATTAGGGCTGCATAATGGTCATTTACCCCTCGTAGTCAGGACAGGATTCGAACCTGTAATGCAGAGAGTAGTCCTCAACGGGTAACGCCTTAACATACCATACATTTGACACCATTTCGCCACCTGACTAAATTCTAATTCTATGCTTACTACTTGTCTTGTCCTATGAATTAGTAACAGTCTTCATTGTAGTCAGGACAGGATTCGAACCTGTACGATAAGTAACTTTAAGACCATATTGTAAACCTATCTTATTATGGTCAGCGTCTATCATTCCGCCACCTGACTATATTTTTACTCAAAATTTTCACACTTGCAACATATCCTTCCACTATACAAGCCCGTAATTATACCTATTCTGTCAGGCTTATAATTATGAATACAAGTTTGTTGTTTCCAAGTTTTTTTAATCCATAAAACAAAATCACCTAACATAGTTATTATTTTAAATTTAAGTGCTCTCGGCAGGATTCGAACCTGCACATCTTGCGACACCAGAGCCTAAGTCTGGCGTGTCTACCAATTTCACCACAAGAGCAATTAAAGAGAAGCTGTGGGTCTTTCGGGGTTTCTGGTCTGCATTCCTCCAATTAGTGTACGTTCCACTATAAACCCTTTTTAAGAACGGCTCTGCTTTTTGTCGGAGAAAGCCTAACAGCATCCTACTTCTCTTTAGAGCTTCTGAAAGGAGTCGAACCCTCAACCTTTTCCTTACAAGGGAATTGCACTACCAATTGTGCTACAGAAGCAAATTCGATGTCTTTCCATCAGTCAGCTTTCTATTTAAGACAAGGAAGTTAGTGAGCATATACCTATAAATTTTGTAACAAATTTAGCATACATTTGTTACAAAATTATATGCAAAAATGTATCATATATTAGTCATTATGCCCTATTATATGCAATAACGTATCATATATGAGACATTTTACTCTAAAATAGACTTAATTTTTGATAGAATACTTTTAGAGCTAGAGATACTTTTGTCTGTAGAATCCTTGTCAAGCTGTAGATTAATAATCTGTTGCTCAATAGAAGCCTTAAATCCTTCTTGTTGCTCAATCAATTGAGACAACTCATCTCTTGTCCTAGTAAATACCGATAAGATATTTTCTTTTTTAGCTTGCAAAGAGCCAAGCGTTGTTACTTCTTTTTGTCGTGTGAAAAACATTTTTTCGTTAGTTTACGGTTAATAAAAATTTAATAGAACTAGAACTGATTGAAGCGTGTGGGAGACTCGAACTCCCATCTCAAATCGTATCACATTGAATTTTGCCTTTCAAACTAACACGCTTTCCTTTAATCCCTTTAATTACATATCAAAGGTAAAACAAACTATTTAATTAAACAAGCATTAGGTTTAGTTTCTTTATAATCTCTTTTTCTTTCGAAGTTCAACTGCATAGATGTAGTATCCATTAAAGTAAATACTCCTAATGTCACCCAACAAAAGGTCATATGGAACATTTCTTGAGTACTTCTGTATGCAAATCACATACCCAAATAGAATAAGTTCGTATCCTTGAACGTATCTATACTTATACTTTCGTATCATTTTGTATTTTAGTTTTAAGTGTTTCGTAATCTAGTGTGCATATAAAACTTTTACCTGCCGACATAACCTCTGAGTATTGTTTACCTCCTGTATCATCTGTTTCATATGGGGCAATAGCATCAATGTTATAGAAAGTGAGTGGCTCAGACTCATAAAAAGAGTAGTCGTGGCTTATGCCTAACTCCTCAAGAGTATCTGTAGTCTCGTCGTGGATAAAACACTGCAATTCAATTCCTTTTGTAAACATCATTTTTTTTGTTATTTAATCCTCTATGCCGTAGTCTCTACTAAGAAGAAAGTTTGAAATAAGAGACTCGTCAGCCATTAAATACTCTCCATTAGAGAAGAGTTTAGTATCGTCATAACTCACAAGTTTAAACTTCTTGATGTGGGATAGGAAATCCATAAGGATAATCTTAGGATTGGATAATTTTTCATTAACAACAAACTGCTCTTGTTTGCCTCTTGTATATCCTCTATCATAAGTTTCGCTTATTAGATATATAATATCTCCTTCAATATCTTTTATATTTTTATCCATTTTATTCAGGCTTATACTTTACTAACAACTCAATTATATGCTGATATTCTTTGCATTCGACTACATTATAGGTCTCTTGTTCTTCGTGAATATGAACTAAATAACACTTACCTATCTTTAAATTTGTATTCCTCTCAATAATATATTTATACAAATTTAATTGAATAGAATAAGATTCAAGTTCGCAATCTTGAAGAAAGTTTATAGGCGCTAGCATTCTGTTTTTATATTTAGAGAATGTAGTTATCTCCTTATTGGTCTTATAATCCCATATCTGCAACTCGCCCATCTTTTGATTCCAGAATAGACAATCAACCATACCTCCTATACCAAGTTCACTATCACCAACTACTAACTCCATAGCAATCGGAATCAAAGATTCATTGGCATCGTTGTAGAAGTTCTTAAACATTCTAATACATTCTTCAAGGCGTTCTCTCATTAAGCCTTCTCCAAAGCGTTCATCATAAGTGTTATAATCTATGGGGAATACTTTGTTCTGCCAATAGTTTTCACCAAAGTTATGTAGAAGAGTTCCCTTTGTTCGAGAGAAATCTCCCTTAAACTCCCAATCAGCAAGAATTTCTTCTACAGAAACCCCCGCTTTCTTGGCTGACTTTACAGACTGACCTTTAGAGTCAAACTTCTTTTTAAATTTGCCTACAAATGCAGTTCCGCTTATTAGCTTCTGCTCTCCAATGTAGTACTCGTGAGGCTCATCAAAGTACTTCACGTTCTTAAACTTTGCTAGTTCTTGGTATATCATAACATGAAATCTGTGTTAACTAATACGGGTGCATTTTCTATATAAGGTATGCTCCTTACTACATTGTACTCGAAGTGGTCTATTGCATCATCCACTTCCATGCCTTCCTTGACTAAGCACTCTATCATTAGAGAAACATCGTAAACAAGTCGTGTGTTGCAGGCATCTACGCCTATAACTGCATCATCAAATCCGTCAACCTTCACAAAGGTATCATCGGGATACAGCTCAAATATTTGTTCTAATTTTGTCATAATTTTTCTATTTCTTGTTTAACATCTTGCCAATATTCTCTACTTAAATCCGCAAAATCATAAGGGCATAACGTATCTCTATTATAGTTTTCATAAGGAACTATTGATATTATCTCATCAACTGCAATTAATGCACATTGTCTGGCTGAATGATAATTTTTACTTTCTACAACATTATACCAAATTCTTGGCAAATTATCTGCATATTTATCAACCAACTCCTTTGCTTTTTCTTTCGGTGTCATGGTTTCTTTTTTAATGATGTTATTTCTTTTAGTAAATCAAATATGTAATTAGCATTCTCTCCCCAAAACATATCGCATTTACCATCCTTGAAAGGAGACTCTACAAAGTATGATTGGTAATATTCATCTGCCAAAGCGGTGAATCTGTAGCAATTTTCTTTTACTGGGCATCCTTCGCCCTTACATTTTGTTATATCAGCCATTCTTTTATTTGATTTATAAAATCAATTAGTCTTTTATTATTTCTTCTGTCTCTAATAGACTCATAAGGAATACCTTGAAGTAGATATTTATACTTTAAGCCTTCATCTTCAATCTCTAATTGAAACGCCTTTTGTTTCCTAACTATTTTCCTTAATATGTTCCCCATTTTGATAAACGTTTAAGTACCATTGCTTAAAGTTCCTTATCCTTGTGTAGGCACAAACTCTTTCTGCTCCTACATTATGATTCATCCTGTATTTATTGTACTCCAATGAGTAGTAAGCATCGCCAATCACAATACCATGATACGCTTTGATATTCAGTAGGTTTGGTTGTGTTTCAAGAAACCAATCTACCCAATCTGCTGCTAACTTGTAGTACTCTTGTTGTTTTTCCTTATTCGCCATCTTCTAGTAATTCAAAGTCATCTGCGATAAAGAAGTCTCCCATAGTCTTAGTCATAACATTCTGTGACAACACAAATATGTTACCAAATTTTTGGCTATGATGCTTGTGTGTAACATACAGAAAAGGTTGATTATTCTGCTTAGCCTTAGCCCATTGCTCTGACTGCTCTAGTGGTCTAGCATAACTCTTCTTATGCGGAACAACTTTCATTTCTAATTCTACTAAATTATTTTCCATTGCTTTCTTTATTTAAAACTTGTTTAATAGTGTAAGCACTCAACGTACTTCCATTCTCTTTATGAAACTTTTCTATCTTTCCAATAGTCATTCCGATAGAGGAGGCGTACCTTATAACTATGTTTCTAGTTTGCCTCTTAATTCTTGTCTGCTGAAAGTATTGCTTGTTCTCTCCGATAAACTTCATAAGTCTAGCTGAATCAACCTTATACTTATTTCTAATTACTCTATATCTTAAAGTACCTGTTGCCTTCCATAATGAAATAAACCCTCCGCTAGTTGTACCTATTTTAAAGTAATTGCCACAACTTATACAATCTGAGCCAGAGCCGTATAAGCCATGTTGTTCTACGCCACAATATGGGCAGTTAGTATTGTCTTTTTTTCTTGTTGGTCTTCCCATAATAATTTATTTAAAAAGGTTTCAAATCTACATTCGTATCAAAATCGCTTTTGATTTTATTAATTGCACTATTCTCATAAGCCACTTGCGGAGTACTAAATCTAAACAACTCTTCCTCTGTGTCAGCGACCCTATTTGTCTTAACATCAACAAATCTGTTTATATCTCCCACTTCTCCGTCTCTATTTTTAAGAATAATAAACTTTAAGGTGTTATCCATTGGAGCAACGGGTTGATTATTAGCTTTTGCTTCAACGTACTTGTAATAATCGTCTCTGTATAAACCGATAACCACAATAGCATCTTGCTCTATATTACCCGAATTACGCAAATCAGATAACATAGGTTGCTTGTTAGGTCTTGATTCTACTGCTCTAGATAATTGAGATAAACAGATAATCGGGATACCTAATTTCCTAGACAACCTTTGAATTTTATTAGAAACCCTAGATACTTGCGAGAAATCATCTTGCCCTTTTATTTGATTGTCACCAATTAATTGAAGGTAATCTATCACAACCATCTTTAAATTATTCTTTCTCACCTCCGCAGTTATCATCATTGATAGATAATTAACATCACGATTATCTTGGTCATAGAAATATATCGGAAGACTCCGAAGTTCTTTAGCCCTTGATTTTTTAATGTTCTCAACATCAATTAAGCTTATTCGGTTAGCTTTTAGGTCGGAATAATTGTACTCAAATGCTTCGCTAGATATGTATCGGTAGATAAGCGATTCTTTAGGCATCTCTAATGAAACGTATAAACATTTTTCACCTGACTTAGCACAAGATTTTGCTACATCTAATCCAACAACAGTTTTGCCCATACTTGGGCGAGCGGCAATAACAGACATCCCTTCTTGCCAACCTCCTAAAGCGTAATTTAGCTTTCTAGAACCCGTATCTATTCCACTGAATACCTTTTGGCTTCCCGCAGAAATCTCCATGTTAGCAATAACCTCGTCATAAACTTGCTCTATAGCGCATATTTCTTTTGAGGCGGAGGCATCTACTATATCAATCAAACTATTCTCAATAGTCGTAGTCATTATAGATACCTCTTGGTCAGATTCTATTGCGCTAACAAGATTTATAGCTAACTCATAGATTTTTCTTTTAGATTGAAGTTCTTTTAATTCAAATGCAACTTGGTTATAATCTATAGCCCTTGTTGGCATGATAGATAATAGGTTTGAAGAATTAATATTTAACTCCTTTTCTTTTGATTTAAGCGCACGAAATACATCGAAGCGAGTGAAGACACCTTTCTCTAGAGATAATTCAACCATCGAAGAGAATGAAGCCTTAAACAAAGTATCTTCAAAAGTTTCATAAGTTATTATCTTAGATACCTCTGTAGTATTATGAGAGTTCTCTAGTAGATAGGCAATTAAGTCTTGCTCTAGCATAGTGTCGATAACTCTTGATTTATTATTTACCATCTGTCAGGGATTTTAATTTCAAATGCTTCGCTTGAAGCTGTTGTTTGATTTGTATTTAAAGTAGTACTTACTACACCATTAGGAATCTCATCTTCCCAAACTTTATTACTCAAGTATCTTTCAGGGTCTTTGCGATACACTGGGTTTGGTCTAGCAATCTTATAGCTAGGAATTGACAATAAGCATTTTTCTTTTTCATTTTCTTTTAGTTTTATCCATTTAGATTTAGCTTTTTCTTTACCTACCTTCTTCTCGTAAAGTTCCCAAAACTCATCAAATCTATCTGAAACATTATTAACCTTTTTGTTAACTTTAATATTAATCTCTTTATTATGGTGATACCCCGCAATCACCCCCCCTGCTACTATAGTATCACCCCCCTGATACTCGGCAATCACCCCCCCTGATACTATAGTATCACCCACATTGCCATCAGAAAGCGTGTTGGTTAGCTTTAAATCCACTAATCTCATCATTCTAGTACTATTATCATTAGATTTTTTATCAGACATTTTACGAATAATAATATTCTTACTCTCTAATTCCTTTATTAAGGCTCTCGTATAAGCTAATGATACCCCCAAAATATCTGAAATATATTGGTTACTAGCAAAGCAATACCCCGTCTTATTAGACAAACTGATAATAACTCCGACCAATAGTTTACCGCTAGAAGATAAGTCCTTGTTCGATAAAATTTCGCTAGGGACTTTTGCGTACCAACTCATATTTCTTTTAATTTTTCTTCGTAAAACTTAACATCTTTAACCAACTCTTCAATCTTGTTTAACAGAACATCAAAGACTTCCATTTCGGGAGTAGCAAACTGCATTACATATTGATACTGCTTCAACTCAATTTCAGCGTTAATTTTTTTAAGTTTTACTACTGCTAAAAAACATTCTAGTTCTAAATCCATAAGATAAAAAAAACCCCAATACCTTCGAGGGAAAGAGTATTGGGGAATAGGATTATTCCTATATTTGAAGCTATACCCCTCAATAAGGCTTCAAATTTTACACTACAAATATAATACTTTTTATTTAATAAGACTACAACTAATTATATTCATTATTGGAATGCCTATAGTTTTGTTTTCGTTTTCGGGATTTGAAAAAATCAAAGTCCTAAAGTTCTCTGTAGAACCAATAAAGGCGCTTTCGATAATACATTCCCTCCAACCTAGTCGATACCTTACCTCGTACAAATGCTGTGGGCGATACTTTTGGCTTGTCAATAAGCTACTAAGTGATACGCTATGATTTTCAATTGCGTAAATTGGTTTTGATAATCCTTTCTCGGATAAATAATGATACTGAATACTTCTTTCCATTGTATTATAAAGTTTTAAGTGTTAAAAATAAATCGTGAGGGTAGTCTGTACCTTTCCAACCATAAAGTTTTCCATCTAAATCCCACCCATAAATCTCATTGTCGCCTTCTCTATGTGAGTGCCAACCAATAATTTGATGCCCATTTCTTGCATCTTTCTTAATGCCCGAAATAATAACTTCTTTATTATCCCTTGATACAACATCGTACTCCCCCGACTCGTATTTTTCTAAATTAAATTCTATCATTTTATTTTTTAGTCACGACTAAACATTTATTTACTGGGTCAATGTAACTAGTGTCAAAATTATCTTCCCAATCAATATAGTTTGCATCTTGCTTGCTAATGATAACGGGCTTAGATGCCTCGTAATTTGATTTTAAGACTTCGGGTGACGACTTTACGTTAAACCATATTGTCGTGAAACAAATAACTATTAAGACAATAGCAATCGCTTCGATAATCCTTAATTTCTTTTCCATTGTTATTGATTTATTAAAGTTACAATTGCTATTGCGAAAACTACTCCCGCTAGCATTCCAAAAACAGCTACTATGCCGTAGATTAAAACTTCGTAATAGAACTCTATTTTTTTCTGATTTTTACCTTGATTTTCCATTGTTATCTATTTACCATTGTTCCGAATGAAAGGAATGTTAACTTATCAATATCGTAGCTGACATCTGCTTGGTAACATATCTGTTGCCATACATCATTATCAAACTCGTCTCTATATAAATCTATATAGAATCCATCTGCTGAAACATCGTAACCTATTGTTTTTAGTGTTTTAGCTTGCTTGGTTGTTAAAAAATTTGCC